GGGGCCAAACTTTCATATGCAGCATTTGGATCGGCGACCGTTTTGACTCCGGCCGCTGCAGCGTTTACGGCGGGACCCATAACTTAGGCCCTCAGCGCAGCGTTGAAGTCAACCATTGAACCGACAAAGCGTTCGTGAGAACGACTGTTGTAAGCCTCAACTTCGTCAGGTTGACCGCCTTCAAGTGGTTTAATATCCCAATGACAAGGCGTACAATCCTCAAAACCGTATTTATAGTTACCGTTGCTTTCCGCACGCATCGGCGGTGAAGTTTCTTCAGGAACAACAATAGCAACAGGTTCAACGACAGCCTCGACTACAGGCATTTCAACGGCAGATGTCTGAAGATTTGGCGGAAAAAGATTGTCCATAAAAACTCCTATAGACGATTAGAGAGAGAAATGGAGAGCGCTTCAAAAGAAACGCTCTCCACTTAACGCTTAGGCTGCAGAATCAACGGCGGCTTGCAGCGGAGCCATGTTGTGTTCCGGACCCCAGAAGTCTTTTGCGATCATAAGTTTAAGATGATCGGCATTGCGTTGCACGGCACCGTTATCCGGCGGAACGCGCGTTTGAGCAGCGACAATCGCGGCAACGCTGTCGAGGCAGGCGGCATAGTGACGGTTGACTTCTTCAGCCGTCGGAGCTTCTTGAAAGATATCAGGCATTGTATTTCCTTTAAGTTATGTTATTAACCAACGACCCAGTTAGAACCGTTGTACCACACAGGCACAGTATTACTACCGCCACCGGAGACAGTTTGATCGAAATTCCTATGATTTGAATCCGAGCACATTGCTCGGGTGCCCGTCGCTAGGCCGACAAAAGCGTTGAGAGTGGCAAGCGTGACAGGTGTATGAACCAGACGATTATGGCGGTAAACGTTGCCGATGTTGATTTGGTTGCTGCCGGTACTGCTGTCACAGACGACGTAGTGACCGATGGCGATATTTACGTTGCCGGTGGTGTTAGTATGGAGAGAGTAACGACCAAGGGCGACGTTGTCTTGGCCAGTAGTGTTACTTTCCATCGCGCTCAAGCCAAACGCGGCATTCTGTGAGCCGGTTGTATTCTGATACAAAGCGCGGTGGCCGATCGAGGTGTTCTGCGTGCCGGTTGTGTTTACCTGCTGCGACTGCACACCGACAGCGGTGTTGTAGTTCGCGGTTGTGTTGTTTTCTAGTGCGCCTAGACCCATCGCTACGTTTTGAGTACCAGTTGTGTTGCCACTTAGAGCGCTGTTACCGACAGCCGTGTTGCTGTCACCCGTTGTTGAAGCATACAGTGCTGCGTAGCCAAGCGCAGTGTTGCTACTACCTGAGGTGTTTGTTAAGAATGCCGAACGACCAACAACAGTATTATAGCTACCGGTTGTGTTGGCACCGCCCGCCCCATAACCAACAGCAATATTATAACTGCCGGTTGTGTTAGCGTCCAGGGCTTCCGCGCCAACGGCGGTGTTCTGAGTGCCGGTCGTTGATGCGGCCAAAGTAGCCACGCCGATAGCTGTGTTAAGATCAGCCGTCGTGGCGGTTGCCAATGACGCCGTACCTACAGCTGTGTTCTGTGAGCCGGTTGTGTTGTTAATTAGCGCATTTGAACCGACTGCTACGTTACTGGAGGCGCTTGTGTTGTTGTAAAGTGCACGATAGCCGATGCTTGTATTATTAGCACCTGTAGTTACTTTCTCTGAACTACCGGCACCAACTGCAGTGTTGTAGCTGCCAGTCGTAGTGGAGTATAGCGCCGCAATACCCATAGCAGTGTTGTAGCTGCCAGTTGTGTTGCTAGTAAGCGCAAAGAAACCAACGGCCACATTTTCGCTGCCTACCGTATTTGCAGCCATTGAGTTGTAACCGACAGAGACGTTAGAGTAACCGGTTGTGTTATCTTCTAACGCGTACGTCCCGACAGCTACGTTATATGTACCTGTCGTGTTCGCGGCGAGTGAGAAACAACCAATTGCAACGTTGGCATTAACAGTAGAATTCAGCAAAGCATTACGGCCGATTGCGACGCTGTAACTTGCGGTTGTGTTGCTCAGCAACGCTTGGAAGCCAATGGCAACGTTTTCCGAACCGGTCGTGTTAGAAGCCATTGCATACGTACCAGCGGCAAAGTTTTGCGCACCGGTCGTATTAGACGACATTATGTTAGAGCCGATAGCAATATTGTTGTTTGCCGTTGTGTTCGCCCCTAGCGAGTTGTAACCAACCGCAACGTTATCTTGGCCCGTCGTATTTGCGTCCAAAGCGTACGTACCAACAGCCGTATTATATGCGCCTGTTGTGTTAGCATACAGCGTGCCGTAACCAATAGAAACGTTAAGACTCGCCGTTGTATTACTATAAAGACTCTGAGCACCGAGTGCCGTATTATAAGCACCAGTTGTGTTGGCAGGCAACGCACTACGACCGACGGCGACGTTATTGTGGCCTGTAGTGTTAGCATTCAACGCTACAATGCCGACTGCAGTGTTATAAGAGCCGGTTGTATTAGACGCCATGGCTGAATAACCAAATGCAGAATTTTCTGCTCCGGTTGTATTCAAACCCATAGAATTGTAGCCAACGGCTGCGTTAGCATTACCCGTTGTAGTAGTTTGAAGCGAGTAAGCACCGACTGCCGTGTTGTGTGAAGCTGTTGTGTTGGCCGACAACGCATTGTAACCAACGGCGACAATATTGCCACCTGTAGTGTTTGAATTCAAAGCCGTGTAACCAACAGCAATGTTATAACTACCAGTTGTGTTAGTTTGTGCCGCCGCGCGTCCAAGAAACACGTTACGTTCACCGGTAGAAGTGTTATAACCTGCATTTACACCCACAGCCGTGTTATCGGTAACGGTGTTAGCTCGAAGTGCACCTGAACCAATGCCTACGTTATTGCTCCCCGTGGAGTTATACAACAAGGCTTGTTGCCCAATGGCGCAGTTAGAATTACCAGTAGTGTTTACTTGTAGCGACGAACCGCCGATTGCAATGTTTTCAACACCAGTCGTATTATAATAGCCAGCGGTATAACCTACGCCGATGTTGTTATTACCGGTGGTGTTGCTAAAGAACGTTGAAAGACCAAGGCATACGTTATATGCGCCTGTTGTATTAGCCGTCAAAGCGCTCATGCCAACTGCTACGTTAGTAAAGCCAGTTGTGTTAGAAGTTAGTGCATAAGTACCAATAGCGGTATTATAATAACCAGTAGTATTGGCTACTAGCGAGTTAACACCAACTGCTACGTTTTCAACACCTGTCGTGTTGCTTGCTAGCGCTTGATAGCCAAGGGCTACGTTATTTTGCCCGGTTGAAGTGTCTCTTAGAGCCGCTCTACCAACAGCGGTGTTGTTTGACGCCGTAGTTACAGAACTAAGGGCACTAGATCCTACAGCAGTGTTGTCGGAGCCTGTAGTGCAAGCATCCAAAGACGCTGCACCGACAGCGACGTTATAATTGCCAGTCGTAGCATACAAAAGTGCTTGCATTCCTACGGCTGTATTTTGACTGCCTGTAGTGTTTGTTTCTAGTGCACTTGGACCAATAGCGACATTGTTTTGTCCGATTGTATTTGCATACAGTGTATACACACCGACAGCTACGTTTCCTACGCCAGTTGTATTAGCGCTAAGCGAACTATAGCCCACCGCCGCATTGCTAGCGCCCGTCGTGTTAGCGTCCAGCGCGTACGCGCCAATTGCGATGTTGTTGGAGGCCGTGGTGTTGGCTCTAAGGGCGTCTTGACCGACACCAATGTTGCCAGTTCCAGTACTATTGTTAAGTAGCGCGTTAACGCCGTTAGCTATGTTGTAGCTACCTGTGGTATTGGAATGCAAAGCCACAGTGCCGATAGCAATGTTGTTAATACCGGTCGTGTTAGTAACTAGTGCTAACCCGCCAAACGCAGCGTTATCAGCGCCCGTTGTATTAGCTCCTAACGCTCCTGAACCAACAGCGGTATTGTAAGTACCCGTGGTGTTAGCGTCTAGAGCGTTTGCACCAACAGCCGTGTTATTAGAGGCAGTGTTTGCCGCGAGCGCGCTGTGTCCAATTGCCGTATTATTAGCGCCACTAACATTGGCAAACAACGTATTATAACCTTGAGTAACGTTGTTATATCCAGTTGTGTTGTAATAAAGCGATTGAAAACCGAAAGCAGAGTTTTGCGTTCCGGTTGTATTAGAAAACAACGCACTTGTACCTACAGCAAGGTTTTGGCTGCCGGTTGTGTTGCCCGTGAGCGCTAAGTAGCCGATTGCAATGTTGTAGTCCGCAGTCGTGTTAGAGTTCAACGCTCCAACACCGACGGCGATATTCTGTGCCCCTGTAGTGTTTGTATAAAGGGCGTTGTAGCCGACCGCAATATTGTTGCTTGACGTTGAAGCAAACCTCAACGTGTTTCCACCGAGCGCGGTATTGAAGCTACCGGTTGTGGCCGAGTAAAGAGCCAACGCACCGATTGCGGTGTTGTAGATACCGATTGTGTTTCCGGCGAGCGCGACATAACCGAGTGCCGCGTTGTACTCACCTGTTGTGTTAGCTTGCATAGCACTACGACCGACAGCCGTATTAACGGTACCGGTCGTGTTCAAAAACAGTGCAGAGTAACCTACGGCAGTATTTCCGGCACCCGTGGTGTTGTAATAAAGTGCGTAAGAGCCGAAACCACTGTTGAGGGTACCGGTCGTGTTGGCACCGAGCGCGGCGTAGCCGAAGCCTGCAAGGTCAGTACCGGTCGTGTTATCAAAAGCACTGTTAAGGCCGAACGCCGAGTTGCGAGTTCCTGTCGTGTTCCTGAACAATACCTGATAGCCAGTGCCTGTGTTACTACCACCCGTAGTATTGTTTTGTAGCGCGTAGGTACCGACGGCAGTGTTTTCACTGCCTGTCGTATTGACTTGAAGTGCCGCGCGACCAAGTCCGGTGTTGTTAGTGCCGGTTGTGTTATCACGTAGCGCCGTAACACCGACAGCCGTGAGGTTTGAAATAGTAGTGTTCGCGCTGAGTGCGCTATTGCCTACGGCAACATTATTCGCGCCCGTGGTGTTAGCCCCAAGCGCGCTCGCCCCTAGCGCGACGTTCTCGGCACCCGTCGTGTTAGCATCAAGACTGTTTAGGCCAATAGCCACATTGTTAGCGCCTGTGGTATTAGCAAACAAGGCGTTTACACCCACAGCTGTATTGTTAGAAGCCGTCGTATTTGTTGCCAAAGCACTGGCCCCTACCGCGACGTTATCGACACCTGTAGTAGTGCTTTGCAGTGCGTTAACACCGAATGCGCTGTTGTTGCTGGCGGTTGTGTTGGCCCCGAGCGAGTTGTAGCCAACCGCAACGTTACCCGCGCCTGTAATGTTGGCATCCAGTGCAAAAGCGCCAACAGCAACGTTGTTAGAAGCGGTAGTAGCTAGGTTTAGCGCACCCCACCCAATAGCAGTGTTCTGGATACCTGTCGTGTTTGCGTACAGCGTGTTAGCGCCATAGGCGGCGTTAAAGTAGCCTTCGGTGTTGTTGTGCATCGACTGCGCGCCGAAGGCGGAGTTCTGTGAGCCCGTCGTATTTGACGCCAGAGCGGTGTACCCGACTACTGTGTTTAGTGATCCGGTCGTATTGTTCGTTCCGGCGGCTCCCCCGATTACGACGTTGTAGTTGCCTGTCGTAGTCGCCCCGAGGGCGTTCACGCCCATAGCGGTATTGTAGGTGCCCGTCGTGTTAGCGTCCAGTGCGTAAGCGCCGACAGCAGTGTTGTTGTTGGCTGTGGTAGCAGACACAAGAGCACTGTGACCGACTGCGGTATTGTTACTGCCAACCGTGTTGTTTTGCAGCGCATAACCACCGTCTGCTGTGTTATACGAGCCTGTCGTGTTGGACAAAAGCGCAAAAGCACCTGAGGCGGTGTTATCAGTACCTGTTGTGTTTGCGTTTAGCGTATTACGGCCTACGCCTGTGTTGGTACTACCCGACGTGTTTAGCGTAAGAGAGTTGACACCAAGCGCTGTATTATTAGTACCAGTAGTCAGCGACGCTAACGAACCCGCCCCAAGTTTGGGACTTGCATAGTCAGCTTTAAGATCAACTTCGGCGTTGATGTTGATAAAGTTCGTGTCAACCTCAGCGTTTGTGAGAGGTGCTCCTTTGACGGTGGCACCCGTTCCCGCCGTGGCGCGCGTAATGATTGCTGCCGTCATCGAGAACTCTCCTTACTGAGCCGTAATTTTCCAGGTGATCGTAAGGGAATCAAGAGAACCCTTATTAATCGCCGAGAAAGCCGTACGACACAACATCGTACCACCGGAGCTAGCGTTAAGCAGCGCGGCTTCAGTAATAGCAGCCGTACCGACACCTGCTCCAAACGTAGCGACGTACTGAATAGCGTCGTTAGCTACAACGGTAGTAACAAGAGTGGTCGACGTCAAACCGACCCGAGCGGCTTCAGTAACGAGAGCCGTTTGAGCACCAGACGCAGCGGTAGTACCCGTGCCGATTGCCATGTGTGACATAGCAGTTGCGGCAGCGTCTTTCATCCTGGAGACGATATACGCTAGGCCGAGATTAACAATAAGGTTTTTAACCTTTGTCTCTTCAACAGAACCGTCTTCTCGTGTAAGACGAATCGTTAGTTCGCCTTTTGCTTTCAAGCAGTCTTGCATCGAAATGCCTTTCTAGATTGTTGCGGAAAGACCAACATAGTCAGTCGCGTTATAGTCGAAGGCCCAGTAGTCTTGCATCCAGGCAATTCGCGATTCGACAGTCAAAACTGTATTTACCGCTACCTTGGCAGAGTCTCTTATCAAGCTTTCTTGAATGGTCAGATACTCGACAGAATTTTTGCCGAAATCAATATACTGGTCGTCGTCTATGTTAGCAATTCCGGCCCAATCATCCGTGGGAGTGAGCACATCTAGAACAAGCTTATTTGTATGTATTGTTATTAAGTCTACTGAGGTAGCTGCGTCTAAAAGTTCTTTTGCAATGGCTAAGCTAAACTGTTCAGCAGCAGCAAACGTTTCCGAGTTGACACGAGAGAAGTCTTTTACAATGTTCTCAGCTAGAGCGACTGTTTCTTGACCAACTTTGCCGAATGCTATTGTTAAAAGGTCAGTTGAAGCGAAAGTTTCAATTTTGCTAATAGAAGTCGCTTTATTTACAAGTTCAGCAAACAGCGCCGACTCATAAAACTTCTGATACAGACCAGTTCGCATCTTTGCTAAATCAATAGAAAGATGGATTTGTAAATCTTTTGTCTCAGTCAACCGTGCTTGAATTACCGGTGCTTTAGCAGCAATAATTGGCGTATTTGTATAAAGGTCAACCCGCTTTATCACCATCGCTAAGCAACAATGTCAGTGGGGCTGAAAAGAAGTTCTACCATGCCACGAACCGGTTTCCAGGTCTTTACAAAGACACTGTTATTTGGCTCAGTAACGCGCAGTTCAAAGAAGCCATAAATAGAACCCAGAACCGTCGGCTGTACAGCATAAGTTGCACCCAACGTACTAGGGAACTGAACATAAATCCGTGACAACGTGGTTACTTCCCACGTAGCGTCTAAGTCAGGCGTCGTTGCGCTTGTGTAAGCAACGCCACTCAAGAGGCGATAATAAAGACCGCCATAAGACACAACTTCTTCATAGTTGTATTGAGTGAGAGCGTTCCAAGCACCGACAAAATCAGGTCTTCGGACTACGAGTACTGTTTGAACACCGGCAGGCTTAATCGTAGTAGGACGCTCTTGTTGGTCAAGAACATTCAACGCTTCGACAACAACGGCTTCAAAAACGTAACCTGTTGTTGCGGCACCTTCAAGAAAATCTAGAGTGATGGGGTATTCTAGTTGCTCGCCTTTGATGAAAGACCAGAGCACCGTACCAGCATCGGTTATGAGGTCTGTTGAGACCTCTGTCAGTTTCTCCCTGGCCATTCGTACTCCTTGATCAGGTTAATTTTAGACGGTTGTAAAGACAGTCTGCGTAAGCATTCATGTGACGATGTTGATCCATCATCAACTGCTGTGTTTGTTTGGGCAGTGTCCTAAACTCGTCTGACAGTTTATAACGCGCGAGGGCTTCGATTCTAAGAACAAGGTCGCGGCGTTCGTCTTTGAGGCGGTCTACCCAGGTAGTCACTGCGCTTCAACAAGGTGCGATGAATCGGCCTGACGAGTACGTGCTGCTTCAAGCGTTATTTCTTCAGCACGTTCTTCTTGAACACGATCAGCTTCAAGTTGAGCGCGTTGGAATTCCTGCATAGCGACTTCAGCAAGGAAATACGATTCAAGCATGAAAACTTTTGACATGGCGTCTTGAAGCGCAGCTTCCATAGCGGCTTGTTGATCGAAGTGCTCAAGGCGAACACAAGGCGCTTGACCGGTGACAATGAAACCGTTTTGCATCGTCACGACTGCAAACACTACACTAGAACCAAAAACGCTTTGATAAGCAATGTTGGCGACACGCGGCTGAAATTGGTTATCAGACATAAAAATTCTCTATAAATAAATGATGTGAGGTAGGTTGTCGGGACTTACGTCTCCGTGGACTGCCCTTAGCGACATTTCCACATTAACGCGGCCCAAAGAGGGGCCTTAGCAACAGTGTTCAATAGAACGCTTTTACTCATTTCGATCCTTCATCGAGGGATTTTAGGATTTCAGCAACAATGTAAGCAAAACCACTAAGCGCCAAAACAATCCAAGCAAGGTTATCCTTGACAAATCGAAAAGCGCTAGTTGATATTGAAGTTCGTTTAGGCGCAACTCTTTCTGTGTTTAGTACAGGAATTATTTCTGAAATTTGAGACACGAAATAATGAAGCTCATCGTTAACGATAAGTCCCTGCACATGTAAAATCATCCAAACGACTTTACCAGTCTTCGTAATGTAACGTTTACGCATCGTGTATTCATCAGCTTCACGAAGCGTGATGTCACGGGACATTGAAACGTCTGCATGTACGTCGTCTGGGTGAGTTAGTTCTTGAAAATGACGATTGCGAAGCTCTGTTTCTGAGTACTCAAGGAGTCTACAGAAAGCCTGGTTGGCAAACTCAAAACGCCCCTCTTTAGTGACCAACGCCACACCGACAAGCGAGCGATCCCACAACGTAGTGAGCAACGCGTCTTTCTGCTCGTATGTGAGCGTTCTGATCATGGAATTTCCTTACTGTACTTTGGTCAGAACGAACGACCCATTGAAGTTTTCTTAGTACCACCGGTAACAGGGAACAAGTATTCAGCGGCGTAACGGACACCGTCAGAGAAGTGTTCAACTCCGGCTGTTTTATCAATCGTTGCCAAATCTGGATTACGGTCAACCCATGAAGTTCTTTCAAGAGAGTCGAGTGTTCCAGGACATGCTACGGGATCAATTAAGATAGACACTACACCGTTGGCATTCATGAGAAGTCTATTAACAGCGTTCACAGAATCAACAATAGGAGGCGCTTTTGAGCGTGCTCGTATTTCAATGCCGTAAGATTGCAAAATAGAGAAGTCAGTGACACCTACTGCTGCGGATGATTTTCTTGCCTTACCTGAAGGGTCAGGGTACGCAATAATTTTATGTCCTCGAAATTTTTCTTGAAGACGTTTACCGAGCGCGTCTGTGTCAGGGTGCCCTTTGAATTCATGCAAGAACTGCATTTGACTGCCTCTTAAGGCAAAACACGATGCAGCCATGATACCGACGTTAAAGTCGATACACACATGAACATCTTCACCATCACGGCTAGAATCGTCTGCCGGAGGTCTGAATGGTGCAAGGTCTCTTCGTGCATGGACTTTTCTGTCGAGCATGTAAAAGACGTTGTTACCAGAATCTTTAAAGGTTGCCAGGTATTCTTGTGCAAACCTGATGGGGTCCATCTTAGAGCGTAGCTTCTCGATTTGTTCTTCGTCAAGATAAGGACTCTGAGTAAAATCAAAATGATGACTTTTCCATTCAGGATCTGTCTCAGCGTAGTTGTACATATCATAAAAGAAGTTGTACCCTTTAGGAGTACTGATTGCAAAAAGCCTTCCGGCTCGTTTAGAGCCGTGCATTCTTGCGGCTTTAGGAGACCAACGCGTCACGATACACGGTTGAATAATGCCTTCCCAGGCTTCTTTAGCGGGCATTCCTTTGTGGCAAGAAGAGACCTCGTCCCAACCCACAAAATAAGCGCCTTTACCACGCATTCGTTCAACAGACTCATACGAGATGAGTTCTAGACGAACGTTGCCGGGAAACTCTAAGTAACCATCTGATTTAGACGATTTCTCAGCGTACTCGGTGGCACCTAACATGATTAGGATAGGCCAGTAAATTTCGGTAACTTGGTCATACGTAGGCGCAATAATCCAAACGTTCTTGTTAGGAACGTCGTCATCAAGTTCCATCAACTCAACCACAGCGGTCATTGCACAAACGGTCATCTCAAAAGACTTCCCCCAACCACGTGAGCAGCAGGCTACAACGTACACCATTGTAAGAAGAAGCGGAAGACCGTCTTCTCCGAGCGTGTCGTCAAAGTTTAGAAAGATGTCTTTAAAAACGGCTGTTTGACCTTCATGTAGGTTGACTTCAGCCATGTCTTTGCCGTTCATTCCAGTCCTGGACCGCTACGTCTTGCGTCGATCTTGTCAGAAAAGAGTCACAAAAGATTTCTTCGCTGTCCGACAGAAACACTTGACCGGGAGGACACCTCAACGTGTTACGCATTTGAGTATGCCACACAGGACGTTTGTTACAGGCCTTACAAGGCAGCGCAGAGAGGATCGCTAAACCGACCATGGTGGATCCTCCTTGAGACTGATTGTTATTGCTGTGTCTGGCATAGTCGAAAGCGTCGCTCCTGGATTAGCGTCCAAGAGTTGTTGAACGACCTCTGAAATCGTGGCCCCGCCTTCACCTGACGTAGGTGCTTGAAAGAAAGGCGGTACGTCAGCAGCCGTAGGACTTTTAAAAGGACTTGGTGTAACCGGCTCAAAGCGTTTCTCAACAAAATGTTCTACAAACTCGCTGTAAGAAGGTATGACACGTGTTGATGGCTCATGCTCGGTACGCACTTCTAGAGCCTTACCGTCTTCAATAACGATAACAATACGACGTTCACTACGAGCGACGCCATAAACCGTTTCTAGCAAGCTTCGCAAACCTGTATGTAGAATAGTAGACATTTATTTAACCCTCGTTTTTCTCAGAATTGCCTGATAGATTGATTACGAAGGGTACGCGACCCCTATTCTCAGTGATTTGTGTCTCGGGCACACGACCGTAGCCGTATCGCATAAGACGATCTGCGACAGTGTTGAGCTGCTCATAAATCCGCATGTGAGCGTCGAAGCTGTAAGAACGCTCTTTACCCGATGCTAGTAGTGAGACAATAGAACCGTCTCTGATGCCTTCCCACCAGGCGAGTTCACCTTCTAGCCTACGGTAGTTATCAACCACACGTTGCATAGGGTCGAACTTAAGCTCATTTAAGCGAGCCAAACTTTTATGTTCTTTGGACGGACGGCCCTTGGGCGCATCGCCCTGAGAGGCGTCTGTCATATGTTTACCTTAAACTGTGAAAGCTCTTCGTATACTTGGCATGAACGTAAGACCAACCGCGTTATGTCCACGTTTAATTGCGTCGTACACCATTTGGATAGGTACGAGACGTCTGCCGACTTCTCCATAAGTCTTACTACGAAACACTAGAGACATACTTTGACGAGCACGATAGCCACTATCTTTATGCCATTTGTCGCCTCTAGCTAGCGTATTCCAAGACTCTACAACAATTCCGTCGCGTTCTTTTGAAGTCATTTTGTGATGAATGTGACCGATGTCAATATAATGAAAGTCAGTCTCACTGAAATCTTGTTTAAAATCGCTTATCAGCACACCGGGTAGACGCTCGACAGGACATTTGTCACTGTGATGCGTCATTACAAAAGTTTTACCCATTCTGTAACCGATAAAGACGTTCTCATTATCGATAACGTTGACACGACCACCACTGTTAGCGTAAGCCACTTCAAGCAGTTCATTCATAAAGAAGTCACCGAAGCGGCTGTGATTACCTTGGTTGATAATGACATCAACATACTTCGCTTTTGTAAGCGCAAGATCGATCACAAACCGCATCACTTTGCTTGAAGTACGTATCATCAGACGCGGTCTTTCAGCGTCCAACGGGTGTCGTGAGTTAGCTGTTACTTTTTCGGTGTTCTCTACATGGTCTCTGTCACCGAGGTCGTTGACGACAATACGTTCGCAAGGCTGTATCTGGTCTATGATAAGCTTAAAAGCGGCACATAGCTCTCTTTGAGCAATCTCGACATTAAATGCAGCACCTGCTTCTGCTTCATGAGCAAGCATGCCGATATGTGCGTCACCGATTTGTATCCAAGGGATTACGTCAGTGTCATAAGCCGGACACTCAAATGCCGGAACGATAATAGGTGTTTCCATAAAGGATTCAACACCATCACGAATCATGCTTTGCACGGTTTCCGTATAAGGAGAAACTCTCTCCCAAGTAAACGTACCGTCTTCTTGTCGTCGTTGAATGGTGACCTTACCCATAAGGTAACCCGGAGGGACACCATTATTAAAATGACCGGGCGCTAAACCATGTCTTGCTGCTTTTTCATAGTATGCTTCAATTGTCTTTGTAAAAGACTGTCTTGAAACACCTACTGCTTCCGCCGCTCTTGAGTAAGAACCAAGTCTTTCATAAACTTCTACGTAACGTAATTGAGTAGCTGTCGCCCACTCTGGCGGGTCACTCATTTGCACCATTTTATTGTCCACTGGTTGGTTATCAGGGACACGCATTAGCGCGTTAAATGAGTTATTTGCTAGATACTTCTTGAACTAGTCCGGTGTCAATAGCGTCATTTAAATCGAGGCTAAACCAGCCGGTGTGATCGCGGTCAAGCTCAACAACACCCTCCCAATCACGACCCCAACGACTGGATTTACTTGGAGGTGCCTGAATAAGAGTCCCTGCAGGAATGACGACATCACGGGTGGTTGTAAAAGTCTTAAAACCGCGCGACATTAGCTGAACACCAATAGCGAGGAAAAGACAATAAACACAACACTTGAACATGTTACCGTAGTGATAAACCACGGTGAGTTGAAGGGTTTTTTCATTTAACTTCCAGTTGCACTGCCTCTTTACGAGAAATAATACGACCGTTACGGCGATAGATTGTACGACCACGGCGGTCAACACTCTTAATAACACCGGCACGTAGAAATTGCAGTGAGCGGCCTGAGTCGGTTGGCACAGCTATCGGAATATGTTGAATAGTATTCAACGAAGCCAACGGCGCTGGTGGGACATATTCTTTTAGCACCACATCTTTGACTTTATTGCCAACACGATCAATAAGTGGCTCAAGGAAAGCCAAAGCAATCCAAGCAACACCGCAAACGATCGCAATAATAGCGATCACCAGAATAATCTTTTCCATTGTTGTTCCTATCATTTATGTATAGATAGCTTTATTGTATTTGCCTGTACAGAAAGTTGATGACGGCGGGTTGACAAATAACACCACATGACCGGCATCGAAAAGTCAAGAAATGCATCACCGATCACTGTCATCACCAAGCCTCATCCCGCTCTTTAAAGAAGTGTTTAATAACTAAACGTCACCAAAATCTTTATAAATATATCTTGGGGACGCCCACGTCTCTGGGAGAGGGGTTTTGTTACAACAAAAACCCCTGGAGTCGAAGAGTGATTCCTCGTCGCCCTCTGGCGAGGGGGAGTCTCTCGGGAGACCTCCTTGGGTTAAGTTAACGGGGTCTGGTCAAGGCTAAGTTGAGTTAGCCAGTAAAAATAAAAAAATAAAGAAAGAACTCTCCTCAACTTCACCTATCCACGAAGGACAAGTAAAGTTGAGGAGAAAGTTTATTAGGGAGGGTGAGTTTAATATGACATCACAGGTCATCGACAGTTTTAAGCTGTGGTCGAGAGCCCAAGCGTTTTACATAACAGCCTCCTTTTGGGTTAGCATACTGGCAACGGTGAGTTAGAGAGAGTGCCAGTGAAGCAAGTCTGTCCCTCTTCAGACCAAGAAACCTCTCACCGTGTGTGATGAGAGGAGACTTGGGCGGAAGGTTAGACAAAAGTTGCGTTACTTCCTAAAAAGCTTAAGAGTCCACGACTTCCAAAAAGGCATTTTGGTTTTAGTGTTTGCAAGTTTTGTATTAACAGTCAACTTAATCAGAGCGTCTTTTACGTTTAGGCCGAAAAGGCTGAGAGCATACGCTCGTCCTTTTAAGCGACCGTTTTCATCGTGTCGTGTTTCGTAAGTCACTAAACCAAGCTCACGAAACTTTTTAAAAGCTGCTTGAGCATCTTTAAGGTCGCAACTATAGGACGTCACTAAATGTCGTGGCGTGGTCAGCCAATCGTGCGAAAGACCAATAAGCCAAGATCGCTCTCTTACATTGAGTTTAAGAAGAGTAAGCTGTATTGATTGAACTTGTGTTGTTTCTACTTGCATCAGTTATCTCTTTTGAAATAATTTATGTTGATTTATACTACGTCTGGGTGCTTTATTTTCAAACGACGCCGTTGACCTTTGGGTCGTTCAACGTAAGACGCTATAGGTCGATGATCTTCAAACGCTTTAAACAATTTTTTAAGAGGCTGTGGAATTGTTGTAATTATCCCATCAGTTAACTTAATATAACACCAAGCATTATCAATATAAACACCTAGAGGCTGGCCTGATCGATAAAGCGTGGTACAATAACCTTGAGTTACTGCAAATCTGGAAAAGCGCTCAAGCTTAGCTATGTTAGACATTGTTTCTCGTCTAGTTAAGGCAAAATTGTAGCATCACCGTGAATGCCGTCGACGGATTTTTTAGCCACGCACTCCATACACCACCCTGTTTGATCAAGATGATTGAGAGCTTTTTCTAAATGAACTCTAGCGGCGGCTAAATCACCACACTGCTGATGAGTGACAGTGACACCAGGCTCTTTACTGAGTCGTTCGACGAGTTGCTCTGAAATCATTCTTGCCCAACGTTGAGTTCGAATAAAACCAGACCGAGGGGAGAAGTCAACTGAACCTGTCTCCATTTCAGACATGTAAACTTCCATGAATGTCGGAAGTGGTCCACGTATGACAGGTATAGGTTTCTTAGAGTCTTTAGTTACTAAGTCGTCTAAGGTAAGCGTAACAACCTGTACTTTAACCTCTGTTGACGGTGCTTTCAACGGCGGCACAGAAAAACCAAGGGGAGATGGCGTGCTGAGTTTCTCTATTACCGGCGCGGGGACGGAGAGTGGTGGTGACAGTGACGGTACCGATAACTTCTTCAAAGGTGAGGGTGTCACCGGTGAGAGCGACGGGACCTGCTCTTTCGGCATCCCAGGAACTGGCGGCGTTGCCGAGACCGCTGGGACAGTCATCGTCGTTAAAGGTGGTGATGGAACGCTCGGTGAGAGTGGACCACCAGGGCCTTGGGGTGCCGTCGCTATAGAGGGAACGGTCGTAGACTTGGACGGTGGGAATAAACCGGGCGGGACAGGCGTGAGAGGTTTCATCGGTCACCTAAAAATCATCCTCTTCAAAGACAGGAGTGATGCTGATTTCATTCTCGGGCGTGTAAAGTTCATCAGGTTCGTCTCCGACATGATTCACACGCATCTTCTCACGAATGTTACCCAAGATAGCAGGAAGATCGTTGTCTGGAATATCTTCATACTCTACGACAACAGTTGTATCATCCTCGGTGGCATACACAATGATATGCCACAGCGGTGTTTCGGCGGGCTCCTCCACATCGATGCCGTCTTGAATTGCGTCAAAGACATCATCGGGGAGGAACTTCCAACGATTCATTTCATTGCGATAGTTGGAAGCTTTCTTCTTTGAGTACACCCTGCTTCTTTCCGGAAGCGTTTCATCCTCAGCACGCGTAGCATGAAAGTCATAACGAGAGCGGTAGTAGTTGATTAGATTTTGGCGTGTGAGCACTTAGGTTTCTCCGAGTTAAAGGTAGTGGCGGTCAAGATAGCTTTGGCGTCCGAGCAAGGTCGTTGTCATCTTTAGCACTTCAGTTAAACGGTAGCGACTGCCCATTATTGTGTAGTAGCCACGGAGAAATGTGACTACAGGCTCACGCCCGTTTGCATGTTTGTAAGCTGCTTTATAACGACTGATAACAGCTGCCGGTTGACTGTCTCTCATTTAAGTAGTTGCCCTTGTTCATGAAGAAGCAAAGCATAACGCCCTTGGTTGGCACGTTCACGAAGACTTAGAACATAGTCAAGCTGTGGACTTTCGTCATAGATATCAACAAGCCTGTCGGCCAACCAGTCAAGAAACGTCGGAGTGTCATGTGAACCCATCGTTTGAGCTTTCAGAAGCGCGTCGTAAGCAACACGCCAACGAGTCACCTCTTGTGTGACTTGACCGTCTGAGAAAGCTTGCGTCATGAAACCTGTACAAGCATCTAGGTCACCGGCAAAGAGTGGTTGAACGTCTTTAGAGCCTGTTGTGAGGTCGTATACAAGAAAGCCACCGTGAGTTGCGGCGACGATCGTCATTTCTTTTCTCATTGTCAATCTCCTTGACGGTTGAAGGGAGAGCCCGTCCGGACCCTCCTTCTTTAACAACTGTGGTGAGCCTGTTTTAAGAGTTTAAGAGAACTCTTCTTCAATACGCACTTTCAACTTAGTAAGACCTTCAGCGTCAATGACAATGTTGAATTCCAGCTTGAGACCAAGCTTTATAGCATGTTCATAAGCCCTGTTGGTGGAGTGAATAGCTTTCTTGATATGATCACGCATTGCAGTTGCGATCGCATCAGGTGTGGGGACAAACACTTCTTTCCTTGGCTCCTTTGGAATAGAGCCAAGGACTGCTTTTTTACAAATAAAACAAAAGGCAGCACCATCCGAATAGGATTGAACCCCATCCACTGCTTTGCAGTCAGGGCAGTCCCTGTAAGCACCCTCTGGTTTTCTTTTTACTGGCTTTTCGACTACAGGTGCTCTCTGAGCAGTGCCGTGAATAGGCACATGTCCTGAAGGTCTATCTCTTGAGCAACCTTCCCCCATACCCACTTTGCCTGTGTTACGGTCGCTGTTTGATGGAAGCGCAAAGACAATATCATCTTCACCAAAGTTGAGGTCTCGTACTTCTGTCATGCCACACCGTTCACCGACATCTTCAACTGAAAAGCTGTTAAAGCCCATGAACCAATTCGGGCCGTTTTTCGTGAGGACAGTCCCTTGTAGTGGGTCAGCCACTAGCCGACCGATAGCGCGGTCTCCTTGGCTTTTATCCATCTCCAAACGAAATCGCATTGCGTCACCAGGTTCGAAACCAAAGTGTTTACGGAAGTCATCTTCAACCTGTCCAAGTAAAATAAAATTCAGTGACAGTTTCTGTGGAGCGTTCTTTGGTTTGTGGCCAAGATAGACCGCCATCTTTAAACGAAGAGTCATATTCAGATCCTTGAAATTACAAACCTATTCAGGTCCGTGTGTTGGGTTAAAGTGAGTTGGTCTCTCTGAGTCGCTTCTCAATAAGATCGGCGAAGTCAGCGTTGTCTTTCGCTTTCATGAACGACTCTGGCGTGTTCTTCGCCAAATGATGCCTCTCATACTTTCTGAACGTCGACATTGCGGTAAGAAGCAAGTGTTCAGCCGACCTCGCTCGTTCAAGATAACGGTTGTTCGCCTCAAGCAAGTCATCAATACGTCGTTGTTCAGGCGTCATCTTTGTGTCTTCCGATCCTCTGTTGTTGAAATTCTTTTTCAAAAAGGTATTTATCAAACAGCTTTTGAAGAGCCACCGGTAGTAGCACCTTTCCGAATCGCTTTTTCTTATCGCAGAACATGAAAAGCTTTTCACCGTTTACAATAACGGAACCAACATCCCAGGCATTTTCTTTAGTGTCTACGACGTACTTCCTGGCACGAAGCCAGTGAATGAAAGGTGCGACTTCGTTGCGGCTGGGTAATCTGATTGACATTAACGTATCACCTCGCGCATACTGATTTTGGAGCACAAGTGGGACCAACGCAAAGAGTCGTTATGAAACTTTTCGTCCCATCGTTTTGCAATAGCGAATGTTCTTGAGGCTCTTGCTTTAGTTAAGAAGAACATCAAGATGTAAAGACTGTTTGTGTCTTCCATTATCCGACAACGACCGTTGTAAGGTAGCGCCTTGGACGCCCAACGGGCCTTGGCCCACTTTATATTGAACTCAACATTCAGTGTTTGAATGTCTTTAACCATGACAGTTTTACCGTCAAGTTGAATCGATTCAGAGTTCAGTATCAAAGCACGTATAAGAGCAGCTTTGATCGCAATGTTCGTACCGCCGCTACCAACGAAGCAAGTCAGACGACCTCGTTTGTACTTCACAGCACCCGGTACGTGGAAAGGGATGGTGATGTCGCACGCGTCAGGGTCTCGACCATCAGAGAAAAACTGATAGCGACCTGTAAGCTGCGCATTTTCGTTAACTTCTGAGGGCGTCTCTCTTATGAAAGCAGCCGCAACATTCAGCAGCGCCGGGGCATCCACCACGAGCGTCCTTGAACCAATCCTGGTCACGTTAGTATCTCCTTAAAAAGGGCGGCCACAAGGACCGCCCTTTCGTTAGTTAACTACTTAAGTTTTAGCTTTCTTCCGAGACGGAATTTTTTTCTACAACCTCGGGAGCAGCCACTACGTCTTCGACGACAGCAACAGCGGCCACCGGGGCCGCAACGCTTTCAGTGTTGAAACGTACAATCTCTCTAAAGAGCGCGAGATTAGGATGCGCAGGGCTCACCAATTTGATGAACTCTTGAACTTCAGCAACCATCGCTACTTTGGCGTCGTCTTCCGACATGACATGATTGTCATAAAGGCGATAAACTTTCAACGCGTTTTCGGCACGAAGCTCAGTGTGATCGTGCAAATAGCGTTGGAAGGGCGTGATGTTATCCATTGTGTTTTTCCTGTTGTTTGTTAAAGTAAGCAATTGTGGCATCATGGCCACCTATAAAGCATCCATCCGCGAGGACTTGAGGCATCTTTATAAATTGTTGAGACGTAGCAATCTCAGCAGCTGTTTCATTATTGTCAATGTTCAGTTCAAGGTACTCAATGTCATGTTGTGTAAGAAATTCTTTAATCTTTTCACACCAAACACAGCTGTTGCTAGATAAGACGATGACCCGTTGCATGCGATCTTGTTCCAAGTGGTTTTGTATTAATGTCATGAAAAGCAGCTTCCCACTTTTCACGAAGCTCCCATTTATTGCACTCTCTACCAAGTCGAATAAGTATATCACAAACTTCTTTTGCATCAGACGGCGTACAGTTGGCGTAACCAACAATAACATTATGCGCCAGTTTTGCGTTTTTGTCTAAACGATGACTAGGACAAACAAGAAGTGTAGCTACATATTCTTTTGTTGACTCAGGTAGTTGCGCCAGTATTTCTTGCACTTGCAACATTGGTGTTTCTTTCAGATTCATCTTCAGCGTGCTCCATCAAAGAAAGTGCCGCATCGATTCTTTTCGTAATACGACGTAGCCGTGTCTTTTCAGGGCCTTTGGCTTTGTCGCGTGCATCTGCAGCCTTGTAAAAGAGTTTTTCAAGGGCGTCAGCAGATTGCTCAATTTCTTCTCGTAGCTCCAAGGTTGACCTCTTTAGCTTGTATTGTTAAAAGGCATTTTAAGACTCCTCTCAAAGCCTCACTCATCCGAGTGGGTATAATTTTAATTGCTCGCTTTTCTTGTTTTATTATAAATAAAACTTACGGTATCTCTGAAATTTCTCCAGGAACCTAAAAATGACACACAGCGTGAACCATGACAAAATGATCCACGAGGTACGTCAATTGAAAGTTCTAAAAGTTGCTCTTTTGCCTCACCCCAATCACGTGACAGCGGCACACTAATAATTGCACCACCTGAACGAAACACGTACTTTGGTTCAGGTCCGAGAAGGTGACGTCCTGACAAGATCGTTAAAACGCCTGTATCAAGGTCTACAGCAAGTTTACGTTTAGAGTGAACAATGTCGTATATAAATTGACTGCGAAGTAACGCCGATGACGGTGTTACAGGCATTAAACGACGAATAGGCTTAATTGGAACTTGTTTAGTCACTAAAGCTCCTTTATAATGACTACACGTGCTGTAGTTTTGCCTCTTATATCACAAAGCTCTACAAAAGCGCTTTCAAGTGTCGGTGCTCGAAATTCTTTTTCTTTAACAACAACAACTTCTAGATTGCCTTCTTCTTCTTTGACTAGCAGCAGTGCCGCTACGATTTCACTGATTTTTGCCATTGTTAACTAACAGCCTTTCAAGCTTCCTCTTCTGTTTCAACGTACTCTTTAATATCGTTTAGCAGCAGATGGCCGTCACGAAAGAGCGCGACAAACATGAAGTTGATGAGGTTTCTTTTGTTCTCATACGTCATGAAAGCTGTCTCAGCGTCATGGTAATCGATGTGAGAAGTTCGTCCGAACCGCGTCACTGAAACAACTCTGTAAACACGTGGCTTTTGTTGCTTAGGCTTGTGCGGACCACGTTGCGGTGGTGCTACATCTCGTTGTTGGTCATCACTCATAGACGGTCGCTCCTTGCGGTTAGGTTGTTAGGTTTCGGACTAAATAAAAGCCCACCGTCACTTTGGACAATGGGCTGAACGCAGTCCGCTTGAAGGGAGCCTCATGCTTTCGACAGCATAGGCGTCAAGTCCCAGAGCCACATTACTTTCTTGACAAAGTAGGGTGAAGCTCCCTTCAAGAGGAGTGCGTTAAACGCGCTGGACGAGTGCTTCCAATTGAAGCGCACTTCGTTTAAGAGTCAGGCTAGACATGCAGCGTACACAAGATACGCCCTGCAAATAGTTCTGACGACACGCGGCTTAGGCGTGTCTCCATCGACGTTAACACTGTCAGTTAGCCTCTGACTAGAGGGACCCACTTGGGTCGAAATTTTGTTGATTACTCGTTGACAGTTTCTTCGGCGGTTTCTTCAACCACCTCTTCAACGACTTCTTCAGCTTCCACGGCGGGAGCAGCCGAAGGTGCGGCCATCGTCGGGGCAACGCCCGACTTCATAGCGGCAAGTTTGCCTTCCAGCTCAGCGATGTCTTCCGGCTTGCTTTCAGCATTGGCGCGCAAAGCGACCAGCTTTTCTTCCGCAGTCTTGATGCGGTACGCAAGCAGAGCCTCGGTGGCTTTCGGCGAGACTTCACGCTTCTCAACACCGGCTTGGTAGGCAGCAAGGATAGCGTCCTTGTTACCCAGAATCCAGTCAGTCAGTTGAGCGTTGTTGTTGGTGCGAGCCATAAGCGTGTTTTTAGCGGCAACGGCTTTCTCGTCGTCCGACATACGCGTGACAGGCGGGTAACGGAAGGTCGTCTTGAGACCTTCGGCATGCTCAGCCAGGAAGGCCAGCTTGCGGTCGTCCTTGGCAAGCTCAACAACACGATCGAGCGCGGAAGCCAGATGCTTCTTCTCGGTCTTGGTGATACGACGAATCGTACCCGTGTCGAAGGCGTTCTCAATTTCGTCTTGCTCAGCAATGAGCCAGTTCGTCAGGTCCGCATTGTCAGCGGTCAGCTTATTGAAGGCAGCTGCGATCAGCGGCCGACGCATGTAATCCAGAGCATCAGCACGCGTGTCGAAAGTCGTGCCATCGGCGGCTTGGAAAACTTGCTTCAGTTGTTGCGACATGGTGTCATCCTTAAGGTTGATGATAGGTATTGATTCCTATCATATAAGTTACCCTAATCTGCGCAGAAATGGTTTCAAGATATAGGGTTAAGTCAACGGGGTCAAGAGCAGCGGCTGGATGCCACGCAGACCGGGTGGACCGACAGACCCCGACGTTTCGGGGAGGCCGGGGGCGACGCAAGCGAGTTCGCGTCGGCCAGGGGTGCATCATCGGCGGTAGAAACGCCTGCCCACGCGCGTTTTTTGCGGGGTAGAAAGTTTACGTCTCGTTTTAAAGCCGTTTGATGTACATGTGTTCCATCAACGTATAACCATGCGATAGGTATACGTTATGCAACAACTCTGGGGAAAGGGTTTCTAGACAAGCCAAAGAAAGGGTTTGACAACCTAACTCTTTAGCGACTTTTTCTAAAGCCTCGATCAATTTAGAACCGTGTGACGCACCTCTAAAATCAGGCGACACAAAAATAAACTGTTCGCTGCCAACAATAACGTCAGCATTAAAAAAGCTGGGCATAGTGATAACACCGGCAGCTGCCATGACGACACCGGCGCGTTCATAAACAATTAGACGAGCGTTCCCTTCGGCGCGTATCATACGCCGAAGGGATTTTGCTAGACTTATGGCGTCTATTGAAATGAAAGAGCCATAACCGGATGCCGAGTGGAAAGCTAACCCCATCGGTATCAACGCCGGTATGTCTTCAAGCCTGGCCGGACGAATCACGTTGGTTCAGGTCCATACTGTTCGTCAAGCTGACGTTTAACATCTGCAGCAATACGCCACCATGCAATTTCGTTAACCAAGCCGGTGCCAGGTTCAGTTGGACAAGGTGTTGCAAGAATAGAATCACAATAAGTACTTAGACCGGTAATGACAAACGGTTGAACCAACGCACCAAACGGCGAAAAGTTCATGAGACGTTCCATGAACTGCGTGTTGTTTAGCCGTAAAGGTGCTTTCCAGACTTTATCAGCTTCTAGCGAGATTGTGATAGTTTCCTCGCTAAGTTTCAAAACACCGGCTTCTTTAAAGTGCTCGTTTTGGCGGCTTGATTGCTCGGATTTTAGCGACCCAGCCGATATTTCTTCGGTTACGTTCTTTTGGTCCGGGCTTATCGGTGTTGAGTTCTTCTGGTTCATACGGGTTTCCTTGATCGCGCACCTCACGATTGAAATGCAAAGGGTGGTTTCCTAAACCGTGAAAGTAGCGCCCTTTGGCGGTATACCGATGCATACCGCCGTCCGGGTCACGTACAATTAGAGGAAAGATTTTATCTTCTGTTACCTTGATAACGTACATGACAATACCGTTGTCAGTAACGTAGTAGTAACCCGGTTTAGGACGTATAGGAATTCTACCTCTCGGCATCACCTGTCACCAGAATATGACGAGCTTCTTCACGAAGTACATCAGCTTTTGCTTCAGCTTCACCGATAGCACGAGCGTTTGTATAAGTCCGCTTTGCCATAATTACTTTTGCTTCAGCTTGAATCCACCTGTGAATGACAAGAAAGTCAACTTCACGCATCAAACACCTCATCGATAAGTTTAGCAAGATACGTTTCATCAATCTTGCCGGGAGCCGTTTCGATAGCGCTGATCAACTCGCCCATATAGGCGGCGTCAACACCCATTAGTTGCTCACGAAGCACTTTTGGATTGTTAAAATCGATTGAACGAACTTGGTGCGCAATCTTAATAATTTGACCAGCAGAGATACGCCACCCTCGCCCTAAAAACTTTCGAAGGCGCATCATCGAACACAGTGGGTAAAGAGAACCACGGTAAATGAGCGCCTTAGACATCATAGAAAGAAGAGCTTCTTGCGGCGTAACGAGTGAGTCATTACACCAATCATAGTGGCACATTGCGTGCGCATAGTCGTAGTTGTCGTGAATCTCTGAGGGCGTGCCGTAAAAACGAATTATCAGTTGCACCTGATCAGAAAGAGTAATTGCGTTGTCAGTAAGGAAGACAGGACGATACGCTGCTTTCTTTACCTTAACGCCTTGGTCGCCACGAACTTCAGAACGCAGTTCTTCAGCAACACCCAAAGAATCAGCAACAAGACTGTCGTAACCATACTCATTCTGGCCGAGACTCGCCATAAAGTTGTCTTCAGCTTCTTCCGAAGCATGCGTCTCAAAGTATGTATACTCAGTCTGATCTTCTCCAGCAACACCTGAAGATTTCATAAAAATGATGATGCGATCTTCTTCTTCACCCCGAAGGTTAGTGATGCGCTCGTCGCGCAATTCAGGATTTATGTGGTGAGCAGCTTTGTGTTTAAGTAGACCCTTAGTGTTATTAAAGTTTTTAACATAGTACTCAGCGACGGCACGTGCTGTTTCACGCGTTCTGAAGTAAATGTCAAAGTCGTTAACAGTATCACCCATTAGCATAGAGGCAATACAGCCACCCGATACAATTGTGTCTTGACGCACAAGGCAGCGAAGCGCCTCGTCTGTAATGGACGTCTGCCAGTCAGTGAGTTTCTTCCGAAGTACTTTTTTGACGGTTGTTGATTTCATTCCCATTTGGATCTTCTTTATAATGTTTTGCTATATGTTGACCTAGATGACCGGCACAGACCCAAGTGGCACACTTTGGACAGTGCGCAACTGCTCGTCGTCCTTTACGCTTAGTTTGATGAAGAGGGTCGCCTATTGAACGAACTTCGTGAATGACCGGCCCCCAACCTGTTTCTATAATACGCAAAGGAAGCCCTGCGGCTGGCCACCTGTCTTTAGGTTGAAGACCGAAGGCTCGTTTGCGATCTGCATCGCGCATGGTGTTGCCATTACGATGTCGTTTATTCACACCCATTTTCAGCCTCAATTGTGGCGTTTTCATTTTCGGCCACAAACGCGGTTAAATCGCTGTCCTGAATGATTTCAATGCGATGACACTCACCGAGAGCCGCTGACACGCTAAGAAGTAGTTCATTATCAAACGGCCCACCCTCTTTAACGTGTTCATCAATCAATTTGATTACTTCAACAGCGGCTGACGCAACAATTTGACCTTCTATATTCATTGTCATCAGGCTTTTCTTTCAATCTTTGTCAGGTATATCATTTGACTCTTTCGATCTTTTCGATGACGACGTCCTCGTAGTAGTACTCGACGAGTCGATTGATGTCTTCCCAATCAACATCCCACCAAGGGACGTTAAAGATCCATTCTAGACCTAAAACCGATAGCGCGTGCTTGGCGCGATCGGTCTTTAGCGCCGTGCGCAAAGCGGCGTACCTTAAGGAGTTGTCCGAGATAACTATTTCTGGAATCCCAGATGTGTTGTCGCTGAGGGTGGGTGAATGCACCGCACCCAACTCGTTCCACATCGTTGCCGTCTTGGAAGTCAACGAGGAACCCGCCAAGAGTGCCCGCCGGAACCATGCCTTCTTGGGCGGTAGATCGCTTGGAGTAACCAAGTTCGCTTTCCTCTTTTTCGTTTGTATTAGTCATCTTTTCGTAGAAACCTACGACGACACCTTCAAGGTCCTGGAAACGCTTAACCTTGTAGATATTACACTCACGCATTGTGGCGCGACCGTTCTTGTAGGGACCTACGGGACTACGAGCAATGATACCTTCAAAGCCGTCAGCGAGTTGCTTTTGTTCGTATGCTAGTAGTTCTTCGAGCGACTCTACTTCAACTTGCTCCAGAATTTTAATATCTGGGTTGGCGTAATGTGTTACGAGTTCTTTAAGAGCTTCTTGTCGCTCGTAGTAAGGACGGCCAATATGCGCTTCTAGGATACAGTCAAAAACGTAGTACTGAAGCAACTCAGCGGGTTTGTCTTCAGACATAACATGGCTTTGTGTTATGTTATAGACACCAGGTGTGTTGTAAGGAACACCTGCAGTTAACTCGCCGTCAAGCCCTTGGAAGCGGCCAAACTTTTGCTGGACTTGAGACGACGGTAGTTGGATACCTGACCGCGAGACCATGCCGTACATACGCGGTGTGACGCCACGAATCCCATCAACTTTCGGCGACACCCACATGGGGTATTGAAAGAAGTCAAAGAACCTAGGATTCTTTTGAGGGTCGTCTATTGGACAAAGAATTGGTCTAAACGACATCAGATTTATTTCTTTCTGTAAGGGCGGCTCGGGCGCTAATTGCTTTGTCAACGTCATCCCATATACCAAGGCCGTCGGCATAGTTCTTCCGCAAAGAACAAAGACACGATACGGCAAAATCTACATCGCTCCGTAGTCTCTCTATCTCAGCGGCTTGGCGCTTAACGAGCCGGTCGTCCCCCGTAAGCTCGATTTCATGTTCAGTCAGGGCGGTGACAATATCGCCCCATTCAACTTCTTCACCACGCGCGAGCAAGTCGCGTTCGATCATCCACTCGCTGAAACCCTTGTCGAGCGTTCGGGCCTCCACAAGTTCAGCGGCTTGGCGTTCAAGGGTGTCGGCTGCTTCGGGGCCGTCGGGGTTACGACGCCGTTTGATTGAGGCTTCTTTCGCTTCAGACCAAACTGAACGGGTTTCCCGCAGCCTCTCGCACAGACCCGCTATGTCAGGGGTGGTCATGTGTGTCTCCTTTAAGGGCGGCAATAGCACGTTTGCCTCCATCATCAGCGTAGCTGTAATAACCTAGTGTAGTCCGCAGTTTCTCTATCTCAGCGGCTTGGCGTTCAAGGGCGACGCCGCTCTGGTGAAGCGCGTTCATTATTCGCGCGGTTGCTGGCGGTTTGGCGTGGGCGTCGTTCAGTTCAAGCCAGAGCGTTTTCAGCCTCTCGCACAGACCGGCTATGTCAGGGGTGGTCATGACCATGATGCGCTCCACCATTTGCGGACGCGGCGCGGGCCTTCTTCAGTGACTGCAACGGCCAGAAGGATAGCGACCACCATTATCGGGCCGACAACCAGAATGCTCGGCATGAGGACGGCGGAAATGAAGCCGGTCAGCGGCTTGTGGCGCTCCTCCATGTCATCCCATGTCAGGCGCGGCCAAGCGGCCAGAACGAACAAAACCCACGCGGCGGTCAGAAAAACGGCCATCACTCCCTCCCTGTATCGGTAGGGCGAAGGGCTGCGATGATGGCGTCAACGTCGTCCAGCGTGTGCCGGATGCTGTTCGCGGGCGCATGACGCTCGATAGCCGCCTCAACGATCTCCGCGACGCGCTGGCGCTGTTCCTCGCTCACCCCTACCGGAACGACAGGCTGGCGAAGGGCTGTGAGGAACGGCAACAACGCCTCTGCCAGCGCACCGGCTCCGAGGGTATGGCGCCCATCGACACGGCGGATTTCTTGCGCCAACGCGTCAACGCTCACCCCTACCGGAACGACAGGGGATGCAATCACCAACTCCCACAGATTGTCGGGGCGCTGCCGCCATTCCCCGGCGTTGACGCTCTTGCCCTCCGGTGTTTCGACCTCGATAAACCGAGGACCGTTGTGATCTGGCGGACCGTCAAAAACGATGTGCCGAGCAGTCCAAGCCTCCCCCTCTGGTGCGGGAACGACAGGGGATGCGAGATGGAAAGCGTTGGAGCAAAACTCTGGGCGAACGCCGTTGCAGGTCGGGCAAGCCTCCCTCTCCATATCAGCGGGGAGTTCGTCGGGGGTCATGCTGCTTCCTCTGCGACAAGGCCTTCTAACGCATCAATGACACCATCTACCATCAGTTGAGTGATTCTGTCATTAGACTTCAGTAGATGGTCTTCAATGCTGCGGGCCGTTTCAAAAACATGGTCGAGATGCAGCGTATCCATGTTTTTTCCTTCCATTTTGTACTGCTGGTAAAGGGTTCCGTCTTGAATAGTGTTAATGTCGTGGTATTTTAGCGCCATGTTTAGAGCAATCATTGCGACACCCATTGCTGGCGAGATACGCGCTTGTTCTGCGCCCTCGACAGCCAACAGGTTATCCGGTTCTATAGTCATCACTCACTCCTTGTATCGGTAGGGCAAAGGGCTGCGAGGATGTCCTTGCTCGCCAGTTCGATTACTTTATGACGAAGACCTACATCACGCATAGCGCGCTCGATAATCGACGCAATCTGCTCTTTCATCTCTACCGAAACGGCAGGTTGGCAAGCGGCCATAATGGCGTCGGCGGATTCATCGCGTCTCCACGGAGTCCGCCGCTGACCATGAAGCCACGCCCCGTCAAGCTCGTCCAAGACCCGCTCTCTCACCCCTACAGGAACGACAGGAGCTGCTGCGGACGCGATAGCCATTCCGCAATCCACGCAACGAACAGGCTGACCTGCCGCGTCGGTTTCGTAAGCGTCATGCGGGCAAGCCTCCCCCTCTGGTGCAGGGGTGCGGCGGTTCCACATAGCGACAGGGGCCACAACGTCGGTTCCCGCGCAGTCGATATGTTTTCCTCCGCAGGTCGCCTGATTGGCCCCGTCGTATTCAAAGGTGCGGGCCTCGCCCCCACAAAACGGACAAGGTAACAGTTTCTCGCTCATAGTTCATCACCTCTTAGTTGTTTATTTCGATGTGTTGTTATCGTCCAAGTTCGCTTTCTTACACCGGCTTTAAGTAGCCCTTCTTCAACAACGTACTTAACAATGATAAAAGAACCATCAACTTGCGGTGCGTACTCAAGCACCTCATAAGGCGTGTCTATGGCGCATGGCACAAGATAAATAAGGAACGTATAACCTTGTTTTTTATGGAATCGGATTTGCTCTTCTAGATCAACACCACTACGCCAGTATGCCACAGACGTACTAAAAAAGTGCCAGTCTTCAGGTAACTCAGATAGGTGCATTTGACCACAGCTTTTCAATAACACGATTCACACCGGCTTCATGAATTACACGCCATTCATTCAACGTATGAGCGCCTTCAACTTGCGGGGCGTAGTCGACAATTTCGTAGTTAGAGAACAGCGATAGCGGCACCCACCACACGGTGAAGTCACAAGCTTCTACTTTCATTCTCGCGACGATGTCTTCCAGATCAACACTTGTCGTAAAACAATTTAACGATGACGCATAGTAATGGTGTTTAGCTTGATTCATAAATCACATCTTTGTGGCTTTAGACGCTGCAACCGCAAGGGTGTTGAGGTCTGTATGATGAAGGTCTAGTAACTGCGAAACTGTAATTGGTTTATTTTCAATAAGTGTCAGTAAAGACAGCAATTTAACTGTTCTGTCAATAGGCTTGTTTACGCCTTCAACGAGTAGCAAATCTTTAATTGTCATTGCTCGAACGGTTGCAAACCTGCCATCATACAAGGCAACGTGAACTGCTGATGTCCTAACAAGAGTTGCAGCCTTCGCCTGAAGATCTTCAAGCAAGCGCGATGACTGTGACGCCTCTAGCTTCTTCGAGGTACTCCAGCCCTTCAAGATGAGAGAACTTAGTTTTGTAATAGACGTGAGTAAAACCGACATTGGCAATTGACCTCGCACATGCCATACAGGGTGAGTGAGTTACGAAAAGCTCGGCACCTTCAAGAGCAATACCTTTTCTAGCGGCGAAGTCAATGAGGTTCTTTTCGGCGTGAGTGACGTTGTCTTTAGTTTTAAGTACATACTGTCCACCAGCGGATAAAACGTACGGCACCCAAACACGATGCTCACAACAGTTATCTTCACCAGGACCGGTACCGTTATAGCCAGTACAAATAATACGGTTATCTCGGACGGCGACCGCCCCAACCTTCAGCTTTACAGCATGTGAAAGCAGAGCGGTCTCCTCCGCAACGCGCATGAAGTATGCCTTCTTGCGGTCAGCAGTCATAGTTATCCTTTCGGTAATGCTCGTTTAAAAGCACCCCAAACATCACCCCACGAGCCTGTGAGAGATGCTTTGGCGTAACTTGTTTCACGAGCTTCAAAGAAATTGGCGTGGCTTTGAGAGCCAATCATTTCAGCAACCCACGGAAGAGGATCTTCAGTAACACCATAGAGAGGTGTCACACCGAGGTCACGAAGTCGTTTATCAGCAGTCCACCTAATGTATTGTTTAAGGTCTTCTTTAAGAAGACCACGCATTTCAAGCTTTTTCTTATAGACTGTGTCAATGAAGTCAAACTCAAACTCGACCATGAGCTCAATTGTGGCTCTGATTTCGGCGTCAGATTCTCTACTTTTCCACCCACGGTTCTCTTCGACAATAGTGTTGGCAATCTTTGTTAGACCGGCAACATGCATTTGCTCGTCAAGAACGGACCACGAAACGATCTGACCCATACCCTTCATTAGGTTGTTCTTCGGGTAGTTCAGAAGCATGACGAAAGACGAAAACAAAAACAGCCCTTCAGTGCCGGCGCTAATACCGGTGATAGTTGTAAGAAGTTGTTCTCGTGTTTTACCTTTACGACAGCTGCTAACTACGTTCTCGAAAAACTCGTGCTTTTGACGCATAGCAGGAACATTCAAGAACTCTTTATAGAAGCTGTCTTCCATACCGAGTGTCTCAATCAAGTATGAATACGCGTCAATGTGAACACACTCACGACTGGCGAAGCCTGCCAGCATCATGCGCAATTCAGGTTGCTTAAAGTAAGGAAAGTAGTCGTTAATGTAGCCACCAAGAACATCAACATCTGACTGCGTGAAAAACAAGAACACATCACGCAAGAAAGCTTGGTCTTCAAGTGTCAGCTTGTTATTCCAGTCACGAACGTCTTCATGCAGCGGCACTTCGCGCGCCAGCCAGTGAACTTGTTCGTGCTTTAGCCACGATTGATAAGCCCAAGGGTAGATGAACGGCTTAAATGTGTCTCTAGTTTGAAAGACTCGAGACATTGTTTTACTAACACGTTTATTCATAATTTACTCACAAGCCAGACAGGAGGGTTCACCAAGGGTAGTCGAAATGTTATACTGCATATCTGACCGTTGGTTGTTTTCTGATTCACCGTAGTAAAGCTTGTCAGAACGGCAGTAGTAGAGAGTTTTAAGACCTTTGAGCCAGGCGTCAAAGTGCACTGCGTGCAGATATTGAATCGGCGCATCGGCACGGAACGCCAGATTAAGCGACTGAGCTTGGTCAATAAATACTTGACGATCGGCTGCATGTTGTATAACCCACATTTGGTCTACTTCAGAAAAGGTTTTATATACTGCCTTTTCGTAGTCGGTGAGACATTCGAGGCTCTGACAAGAACCACCTGAAGCAATGATGACGCTCCAAGCCCTCTCGTAAGACACATTATCCAATCGTTTCTTAAGGATTGCATCAAGGAACCTATTTTTGTTAACAAACGAACCTGACAAAGTGTCTTGTTTATAACCGTTTGCACGAAACGGCTCAATCGAAGCCGATGTATTTTGCATAATAATCGATGTAGACGCGTTAGGTGCAATTGCAAGTTTGTGAGAGAAACGCTCTATCACACCTGCAGAAGCGGCATCAGGACACGGCCCACGTTCTTTAGCGAGCTCAAAGGACGCCTGATCCATGTAGGTTTTATAGCGCTCAAAGATCTTCTTATTGATCGAAACAGCAACGGCTGACTCGAAAGGAACATTCTTTTTCTGAAGCAACGCATGGAAACCAAGAGCACCGAAACCGATGGCACGCTCTTGAGACGCGCTGAACACGGCTCTAGCAACGTGTTTTGGAGCTTTCTTAATAAAGCTCGTTAAGACGTTGTCTAACATTTCCGCGCAATCACGGTAGAACTGATAGCTGTCTTTCCATTCTTCCCAATACTCAAGATTTCCTGAAGCAAGACAGCAAACGGCCGTACGCTCTGCGTCAGTCGCAAGCGTGATTTCAGTACAAATGTTTGACTGCTTGATTGAGAGACCGAGCGCTTTTTGATAGTCAGGAAGTGCTCTGTTTGAAGCATCAATAAAATGCAAATACGGCGTACCCGTACGCATTCGCGTCTCAATAAGATTTTCCCAAAGACGCTTGGCAGAGACTACTTCTTTGACTTTCTTAGTGTGAGGGTCAATCAACGGCCAAGAATCGTCAAAGTTTGCGTCTTCCATACTGCCCATAATCAGCTGCATGAAAGTATCCGGAATATTGACAGCGTTAAACATTTCTTGAACACGCTGATTAGGGTCACCTGTTGGTTTACGCATGTCCATAAACTGAACAACGTTAGGATGACTAATGTCAACATACCCGGCAAACGTACCGCGACGTGTTGAACCTTGGCGATACGCCATTGAGTTAGACTCGTAAGTCTTGACATGTGGCATAAGACCCACAGACGTGTGGTCTTCTGAACGAAGACCAAAGCCTAGACCAACACCGCCGCCGAGCATTGAAAGCCAGTTAGTTTCTGATTGTGATTGAACAAGGCCTTCTCTTGTATCCGGAATGTAAACAAGATAACAAGAAATAGGAAGACCGCGTTTTGATCTACCATAAGAAAGGACCGGCGTTGAAGCACTAAGCCAGTGTTTACTCATATAATCATACAAGCGTTGTGCGTGGTCTTCATTAGACGCAAACGCACGAGCAACGTAGGAGAAGCGTTCTTGCGGAGATTTTTCACCCGGCATCATGTAAGAGTCACGTAGACGACGTAGACCGAGTTCGTCAAAAAGCTCGTCACGTGACGGGTCAATTTTTACTGCTGCTTTTCTTATCATTAACTAGAAACCTTTTACGCTTGGAGGCGGTGCGGGAGGTACCTTGAGCGGTACACGTAGCGTACTCGCTGCAGGAGGTACAGAGGGTGCTTTAAAGTCTGGTGCAACTACCGCATTCTTTAGTTGCTTAGGTATAGAGACATCTACGGCTTGTATAACGATGTCATCTGATCTTGGCGTAATATCAACAATGGTTTCGGTTGCTTCTGTACTAAAGCTTTCGTCTGAGACGTACTGAAGACGTCCAGTTGGTCGGTGGTAACGCGCACCAGGAGTCTCACCTGTGCGGCCTGTACGACGGCATTTTAGCACAGACATCATGATATGATTTTGTTCATCTTCTGTTGCTGCTGTCATGTCACGACAAAAAGCAACAATATCAAACGAAATCTGCTTGATAGAGCCTGAGCCTTTAATGTCGTCAATTGTAGGCATGTGACCTGCTTCAAAAGGCTTACCGCTTGCAGCTTTTCGAAGATGCGACACAAGACCAATCCAAACGTGCGGGTAACGTGTGACCAACCGAAGCAGATCGTTCATTACTTTATCAATGGCTTCGTTGCCCGTAAGCCCTTCAGCGCCTTCAGAAACAAGAATGGTGATGTGATCCACAAAGAGGTGCGTACACCCACTGAGAATCATGTATTCGAGCTTTTCGATAATCGAGCCATCACCCATCGAACCTTGGTGATCCAACAGCATGATTTTCTCGTCATCAAAGATTTCATCGAAAGTATCTAAGATAAGCTTTTGGGAAACAAACTCTTCTTCAGGATTACGTCTAAGGTGCATCGTAACGAGTTTTTCCGCCGTTTCTTCAGGCGGTTCTTCAAGCATTACTGCGCCGACTTTGATGTTAAACGGCTTGAGCGGCTCCTGCCCTTCTTCAAGCTGTAAGTTACGTTCAGCGATCAACAGCTCCAGTTTAGGTTGGAAGTCAAGCAGCCAAAGAACATCTTCTTTCATCAACGTCGTCTTACCCGAGCCTGTGCCCGAGATAAATAGCGTAATCTCTCCGCCGCGCATGCCACCGAGTTTGACATTTAGGCCGCGAACACACGGGGGATACGGGATGGCAACACGATTTTGCCTGTCAATCATTCGTTTTCTGATTTCATCTTTAGCGATGATACCAGATGGCACATACGGTGCAGCATCAAAGATAAGCTGCATCAAGATTTTTGAGCCACCAGCAGTGGCGTCACTGAGGACTTCGTTAGCGTCTTTGTATTGCGACGTTTTAACGATTCTGGCCTTGTCCGTACCCACAATTTTGAGTGCTTTTGAAAGAGCCTCTTCACCGACTTTATCTTGGTCCATGAACAGAACGACTTCGTCAAAACTACGCAACCAATCGCGATGCAGCAAGAGCGAGTCTGTCATAACACCAGACGAAAGACCGACAACAGGATAGATTTTGCCGTAGCGTTCTTTGAGAGCCACGGCTACACTGAGAACGTCAATTTCACCTTCGACAACGATTACACGCTTGCCACCGCTGTTAAACTTATCACGTCCGAAAAGGTCTTTTGAAACCTTACCCGGCACTGCCCAGAAAAACTTTTTGTCTGTGATGCGTCGAATTTTAAAGTTAGCATCACCTTCATAAGGGTAGTAGTGGTGTGTAAGTTTTTGCTCTTCGTTAAATGAAACACGGACCCCGAAGAAATCGCAAATTTCGCGAGGGATGTTACGATCTTTAAGTGGCCGGATAGGGTATTCTAATACTTCTGCTAGTGTGTCAGTCACCCTCTGGCTGCTTTCTCTAAAAGTTGATTTATTAGTTTTACGAGGCAGCTCAACACCGTTAGCTTTTAAGACATAGTCACCCCACCGCTTTTTACAAGAAAAGCAAAAACCAGCACCATCTTCATAGACTTGAACACCGTCGCTTGAACAACAGCCAACCTGATCTAAGCAAGGTTGATCATTTTCAACGATTTTTCCCATCAGTCCTCACGAAATGTATACAAAATGTAAAGTGCGTCAACAGACACAGCAGTCCAGAAAAGAGGACTTTGCCAGCCTTCTTGCACATACAGAAAGTAAAGACCTATTTGTGGAGCAACAAGTGCAGTCAATCCAAACAAGGCGTTAAATACGATTCTCATTCATTCTCTCCAGAAGATTAATTAAGTGCTGCTTGTGACGAATTGTGATTGCCTCTGAAACTTTCCAAGACACACCTTCTAAGCGTGTGTTATAAAAGTATTTAGTCGTAGGTGCTTCAACAAACGCTAGCGACCACGATTCAGAATAAGACAATGCACCTTTTGTACGGTATTGCTCAATACAAACAAATTCAAACTCTGACATGGGACGTTCTTTCCACATGTCTTTAAGCAGCGTAGATGATGACTTGTAACGCCGCCAGTCACTTTCTAGGCCTTTATTAACTTGACCATGACCGCGGTATAACTTCTTACCCAGATACGCACGATTGAGCACATTATCGTAGATTACATAAACGAAGCCAACAAACTCTTTACCGCCCATTTGTTCTTCAAAGTGCCAGCGACCGTTGTCGAAACGAGGTACGACGATTTCAGGTGCAGGAGGCACGATGCCGGTGAAAGGTTTCATATTAGCCTCTAAGCTCCTTTATGATAGGCCACTTATCACACTCAAAGTAGTCGTTCCAGTGTGTTTGAATGTGAATTAACTTACCATTTAGGATAAATTGCTCGTACCATGCACGGTCACCGTGAACGTCTGGTGGGTAAGCTGTCAAGTAAGCGTTCACAACAGCCTCTTGCATGTCAGCCTCAGTGACACACTTCTCGATCATTTTACCGGCCTTGACTTTACCGATACCGGGAACACCGGCGATGTTGTCAGTCGAGTCGCCCATTATAAGTTGTTTGTAATAGAAGCGCTTTGCGTCGTCTTCAGTGACAGTTAACGGACCTCGTTTTTCGTCTATGTAATGCATAACATAGTGCAAACCAGGAATGCATTGAAGATCTTTATCAATAGAGCAAATAACATAGTCTTGACCTGCACGACGCGCTTCTTCTGCCCAGATACGGATAAGGTCATCAGCCTCACAGAAGTGTGACGGTATGGCGAGCTCGTTCATTACAGCCAATTCACGAAGTGCCGGAACAAAGTTAGTGAGATATCGTTCCGGCGCGTTTTCTTTATGGCGGTTCATCTTGTACTCAGGAAAGATTAGCTTTCGAAAGCAACCTTCTCCTTTAACTGCCATAACGAAATCGTCAGCAAAGACTGTTTCAAGCAACCTTTCAAGTTCTTTTTGAAAGTTACGCCAACATTCTTTCATGTACTGCGTATCTTGCTCTTTTGTAAACTCTTCATAAATGCGCTGACCGTTTTCGTCAAGAGGGACAAGTTGAGAGCCATTGCCAAGATCGTTTTTGACGTAACGGGAACGACAAGCTTGGTAAGCGAGAACGTCACCGTCAATGATTGCTAGCATCTTTGCGCCCCCTTTACCATCCCTAGGCGAACCGAATGATCATAGAACATTTCAAAGGTATTTAGTTTCTTTTCTACTTCTGTTTGATCAGTAATGAATTTGTGTCCGAACTCACACTCAATGATGTCCATAATCGCGCTGACTTGCGACCATTCGACGTTGGCCCGTTGTAGATTTGTTTGACCTTCATACCAGTCACAGAGAGGCCCAAAGCGAGATGCTTTGAGACACTCCTTGGCGACTTCAATAAGCTCTTCTGCGAGACACTGAAAGAGGTATTGTTCTCGTGTCATCATGATGGTGGATTCTCCAAGTGAAGCAAAGCACGGTAAGCAACACGAACTTCCAGGGAGGTGTCTTTGCTGCCGTTGAGGTAGTCGCTAGCAAGCGCGCCTAAACAAGGTGATCCTGCTTCTTTGTAGACGTCAACAGCAAGCTGTCGTGCTGCTATAAGATACGGGTCTGGAAAATGACTTTCAACCAACGAAGTAAGTGCCATCATCATGGGTGTGTTGTCAAAGTCGCCATTAACAATGTGACGCTCCATAGTGGTTGTGTCTGCTTTTTCACAGGCAAGGTCTCGCGCTTTCTTTAGCGCCCACGGTACTGGTTTTTTCATTATGTTCTCCTCTTAGCTGTATTTAGCTTTTTCTGCTTGGTACACTGCAGAGGCTGCTTCGGCAGTATCAAAACGACCGAGATATCGACGTCCAACGTTATCCTGAATAGACGCAGAAAAGCGTGTGCCTACCTTCTGAACTCCAGGAAACCCGTGTTTGTTCGCTGGATTCTCTCGATTATGGCAATTACGCGATGGTGTCTTTTCGCGAAGGTTCTCTATCAGATTGTTTTGTCGATCGCGATCGAAATGGTCAATCTCACAGTCTGCTGCTATTGCGCCATTGTGTAACTCCCAAACGATTCTAGCAACCATGTGATTACGACCATCAAGCATAACTTGCCAGTAACCGGCACCATTCACATTTCCAGCAATCTGACCTGCTTTGACACGTCCACGCGATACCTTCCAAACGAGAAAGCCTTCTACGTAATCAAAATACTTATTCCAATCAATGGACGTCAAACCAATTATCTCCGACCTTGCCGCTACCGTCCATGATAGTGATTCCAAACAACTTCGGACCATCCATGAATGCTTGTTTACCAATCAAGCGAGCTGTCTCAGCGTGCTCTTCAGGTACCATGAAATCAATCTCATCGTGCATCATAATACAAGGAACGTAAGGAATACCTGCAGCTTCAAGTCTCTCCATTGTGAGCATCAAAGCCGCTCCACACGTTGCTTTTTCCGTTGCTTGAAGATGATAAACTAGCAACTTGTGATTGCTATCTACATAAATACGGTTCCCACCGATTCCAGGAATGTAGCCGTCACCGTACTTTTTAGTACTATTATAAATACGTTCCAGCTTGTCAATTAAGTCTTTAAAGCCTGGAACTGCTTTGGTGAAACCGTTCTTTAGTTTGTTACCTTGTGTAACGTCGGATGCGCCTGTGATATAAAGCCAAAGTTTAGCACCGCCAGCACCGAAAAGAAAGGCGTAGAGAATGCGCTTAGCGGCGGCTCTCTTAACCGCGAATATGAACTTCTCAGCCCATTTACGCGCCCCTTTACGATTAGACCGTAGTCGGTTTTCAAGATACTCTTTTTTGGTAAAGCCACGTTGTTGTAGCCAGCGTTCAAGCGTTTCAGGAATACGAGCCTTGTCTGTACGGACTACAAAGTCTGTCCAGTTAAAACGCATATTTGCAAGAACGCCGTCAAGCAGTACAGCATTGTATTTGTGAATATCACCGTTGATCAAGTTGTCTGTAAAGACAGGGTCACCGAGGTTATGAGCAAGACCACGTGCTTGGTTAGATGCAGAGTCACAACCGATGAGCTTCCAACCAGGCTTGCACTTAAACAGTGAGCGCATTTGGCGACCCCAAGCGGAATCGCTGGAAGGAATGTTCACGATAACCTTGTGAGTAGAACGCATTGAAGGTGTTCCAACCGTCATACAACTACCGTGAAGATTACCGTCTGCGTCGCACTCTTCAATCCATGTTTTAAGATTAGAGTGTCTTGACTTAGCTACAACAAACTCACGATAAAGAACACCATCACCACCAAGAAATTCAAGAGAACTTTCTGTAATCTTGGCTGAAGAAATTTCTTTCGTTCTACGCTTTGTTACAGGATCTTTCTTGTAGTTGAACTCATCAGGCTCCCAGCCTTGTCTGTAAAGAAAGACTTTGACATCGTCGCTTGAGTCAAGACTGAGGTCCTCAAACTTGACACGGCAGTAAGGACCGACAAACTCACGTTGATACGGGCGTTCTTCGACTTCCATCCAAGCTTCAATAGGCTCAATACCAAACCACGAAGCTTTAGCTGCGTGATAGATGCCTTGCTTAGTATAGAGCATCGACATTGGCTCACCGATACCTTCGTGAGGTACACGATCAACAATCACGGCTTTCATTCCAAGCTTGTGGGACAGCAGCTCATGCGCTCTGTCAAGTTCTTTTTGAAGAATTTCTTCTAGCTCAATTGCTGCTTCAAGGTCAAAAGGCCAGCCTTGCAGCTCGGCTTCAGCAGACCAATCAGCAACAGCGTGTTCAGCGCGAAGGTATTCCGCAATTACCGGGCTCCGTTCACGCGTTGCGACATACTCACCCATAACAACGTTAAATACCATGACGCCAAGGTCGCAGTCACGCTCACAATAAGTGAGCATTTCAGGACTAAACTTAGAGAAGTCGTCAAACTCAATCTTAGGATAACCAAGAGCAAGACCCCACGCTTCAAGGCTGTGGCGAACATCGTTACCGAAGCGTTTCCAGTTAAGAACACGAGAAAGAAGCGCAGTGTCAATTTTCTTTGTATGTGGTTTTAGGACATATCCAAAGAGTTTTTTAAGCACCTTTAGATCGTAACCTGTGATGTTATGACCAACAACAAGATCGGCGTTATCAAACAGCGCGCGCCAACCGTGGTCGCCTTCTAGAAAATAACGCTTTTCTCCAGTATCAAGATCAATTGCAAACAGCAACCACATACGACTTACGTGACGAAGCAGCGCGTCACCTTCAATGTCGAAGTAGATGCGTTTCCACATTAGCTACGACCTGACAGAATATTGCTTACTGTGCTCAACAAAGACGGACGAGGACAGCGAACAAGTACATCTAGCAATTCATGCAGCCACGCAATTTCCTCTTTTACGACTATCGGAAGCTCTACTGGTTTAGGCTCGTTTTTTGCCCAAACGTTTGCTTCATTCCGATTATTTTCTACAAAGAAGTTTAATTGCATAACCGTGTGGAAAGAGTAATCAATGTAATCGTAGTTTTGTCCCATTTTAGCCACGCGTTCTTGATCTGTTACGTCTATCCAGCCGCCGGTGCGAATGTGCGCAGCAAAGTCTTCATAGCGTAGCCGCGTATGAATATCTTTACGACTGCCGTCTTTGTTCTTTAGTTCATAAGTAAATCGCATTGATGTTTCCCTCTCGTAAGCTAATAGAGGGCCGTCCGTTAAGACGACCCTCTTGTAGTTTTAGTTAAAAGCCTTCTTTAGGCGCAGCAGGACTTGACGGTGGGGTAAACGACGGAATGTCGTCGTCAGCCAGCGGCTTTTTTACAGGCGGCGCAATGTAGCCGTCATCTTCGTGATCAGGAGCCGAGTCGCCTTCAGGATTGTCGTCGTCATCCATTTTGGCGGGTTGAATGGTTTCAGTGTCAGTCGGCGTGAACTCATCTTCGCGCTTCTTGGGCTTGTAGACCTTGTGCTTGATGACTTGAACTTCCATGAGTACACTGACTTGTTTCTTTTGACCATCGTCATCAGTAAAGTCATATTGGAAGATACGAATGTTCGCGATAGAACCATTACCGACCGTGTTAGGGTCAATCGGTTGCAGAGCGCCGTTCTTGACTTCTGGTGCCGGATTCGGCGTTTCAGTTGGCGGGTTAGTCTTGGTGTCAACTTTGATCGACTTACGCCGCAGCTTGACACGCCAGTAAAGCCGCGCACCGGTCTCTTCGTCGGTGACTGCTTTGGGCTCAAGGCCAAGAGCCTCCCAAGCCTTCTTTTCTTCAAGGACGTTAGTCCGAATCTCAACTTCCCAAGTCGGGTTCTTTTTATTGTACTTTGCGTTCGGACGCTTTTCGTCACACTTCAAGTACCAGATTTCAGCGTTCTTGATAATCGCCATTTGGATAGTGCCTTTTGGATTAAATGTTGTAGTTGTGGGGAGAGGGTTAAGTTAACGGGTTCGCCGTTGCGTTGCCGTGGACTTATCCCGGCCTAAGGTGTTTATCCCACTCTTCCTCAGTGATGCCCGTCATCAGAAACTCTCTTTCACCTGGAGTAAGATCAGGAAAAATGTTCTGAATGAGACCGTCACCAGCGTTATAACGTGTTAGTTGCTCTTCTGTTATATTCAAGTCGAGCGTGTTTTCTTTACCGCTAATCATAGAGATCTTAGTGATCTTCATAACGGTTATCCTTATTCATTTCTTCAACGCGTCCGTCTACTGACGATAACTTCATGCTGATTTCAATGTTGGGGCACTGCTCTACAACACACTTAGGAATGAAATACGCATTACCACCGTTGTTGTTTGTCGCCATCCAAATAATTGCCCAAGTACGACCAGGTAGGTATGCAGCTTGGTCAAACGTAGAGGCAGTTTCTCTAATGTTTAGTCTACGCGCTTTATTTGCAGGATCATCTTCGAGCGTGTCTATTTGATCCAGGTCTTCTAAAGTTTCGACAAGAAAGACGTCTCCGCCAAAATCGGCTTCAAAGAAACCACTCAGGTTAGACTGCTTGCTCATTGCCTCTTGGAACGCAAGCACTTCAGGTGCAAAAATTGGGAGCGTTTGATCTTCGCCCATTTCTTGCATTGTTCGATATACCTTCACTTGCAGTACTCCTTAAACAAAGCTATACTCAGAATCACGTATTAGGTCAATATTAAGCGTCCCAATTTGAACGTGAGTTAGATCGCCATCGATGTCTCTCATAAGAGATGTCAACGGGTCAGCTGCATAGAGTTCAACAAATGTCGAACGTATACAGCTGAACAGGGCCGGCATGTCTGCAAGCAAACAACCGAAAGAGTCATGAATCGTTGTTACTGAAAATTCACAACGATACACTGTCAAAGCAAGGTGAGCAGCGTCAAGACTGTGAATGGCATTAGGGCTTGCACCTGATGCTTGTTTACCTCTGGAAGGTGTTACGTCTTCTATGAACGAAATTGCTATTTGCAAAGTGTTCTCGTAATAACCTGTGCTACGACGTTCTCCTTTTGGAGGTCCGTATTGCACCCAGATTTTCTTAACATTACCTTGTGTGTAGTTTTGAACAACAGGAAAGCCTGTCACTGGAACAGTCCAAGAAAGAAACTCTCCGCGAGCTTCGGCTGCACGACCCGCCCTCTCAAACACTTCAAGAAGTTGCATCGGTCGTTGTAAAGAAACCTTGCAATCTTCAAAAATCTCACGACCTAAAAAGGAACCCCACTTGTGTTCCAAATAAAGTAATTGCGTGATGCCATGCTTTTTAGCGTCATCTATTTGTTGTTGACCGAGACCGTAAGCAGTGCCGCCGTAAGGAAGCGTCATAACATTTCTTTTAACGATCTTTCGACGATGCTTAGGATCTTTTACGCGCAGCCAATAGACGGGGCTTGCAAGAATACCTAGAAGATTGTTGTCTTCTTTGTAAGCTTGGATTCGCTCTACTAGTTGTGTTCTCAACTCGCTCTTTGGAGGTGACTCCATGATTTGACGCTTCATGTCAATCAAGGTGTCAATGTAGCATTCACAGTCTTCCAGAGTTTCAGGATCGAGCGTAGCAACTTGCTTCTCTAGACGCGTCCAAACGTGGTCACCGACATATTTATACAAATCGCCGGGCAACGCTTGTGGCACTAGGTTGACGTGAGGCGCTGTAACCTCGTCTTTTGTGAGTGCAGCAAGGTGTTGTGAACCGTTGTTAGAACCATCGATATAGACCTCTAAGTGAGATTCATAATCGTAGTTTTCAAATGAAACGTTCCCCGTAGCAACACCTTGTTCGTATTGCCACGTTCTGAGTTTCATCAACTCAATACAAGCAGCAAGGAATTGCCAAGTTTTATCTGCTTGCATCCAACCTTGGTGAAGACGTGGACTAGAAGCATAACCAAGAAAGATTTCCTCGTTATCCATAGCCCATGCGAAGCGTTCAGCTAGCGGTAACTTATCTGTTTTAAGACCGTCTTCCCGTCCTGAATCACCACCCCAATTAGAAGCGATTGACACCATTAACCAAAAGAAACCCGTTTTACCGATTGCTTTTTTATCAGAACGCAGCAACAATCCACGAGCAAGGTCTGAACCTTGTTCATGTAAGAAAGCTGTTGTTGGGTACTTTCTACCACGGAAATCATAGTAGTATAAATGGTAAAACGTCTTGTTAAGGAACCGTTTGGCGACATCACCGATGGTCTTTACTTCACGCAGTTTAGTGGCGCGTGCTTCAGGATTTGACTGTTCCCAAACGTCGGCAAAAGCTTCTGTGCGATTGCGTAGCGCCCAGAGGCTTACACGATAAACATCTTCATTAACTTGCCAGCCTTGCTCTTGCGCACGATTGATGCACGCAAAGACAATAGGGTGTGTTTCTGGCGTAAGTTTTTCAAGCACTTCTTTATTACCGGTCTTCACAAGATTTACACCGGTAGGGTGCTTTGCACTCGTCCAAGGCGCATAGGGAACTATGGACGGAAGCTTTTCCACTTTGTTAGGATCAACTTTTGCCCATAGCTCACATATCTCATCATCATTTGTTATGTTGACAATATAGCTTGCATGACCTTTTGAACCTTGTCCTAAAAGTACCTCTACTAAGCCAAGTTGCTCGATTGAGTACAAAATAAAAGCACCCGTTTTTGCGGCGAGTGCAGAGTCTTTCTTTTGTTTAAGCTTGTTTCGAACTTGGTGACCGAGTGCAGAAATTATCTCGGCAAAATAAATAGCAGTCTTCGTTGTACCTTTCCGAGGTCTTGTATATAGATACACGACAGAAATTACTGTATCAAGGTAGTCGTCAACTGAAAACTTGTTAAGGAACTTTAGTGGATTCTGCGGAGCAATTTCATCTGCTAGACGCAGCGCTAGCAAATCTTTTAGTTTATTTCGCATTTGCGGTTGCCCTGCTATCTAGTGATGATTCTTGCTATTGCTGTTAGTATATAGAAAGCTACGACGAATACAAATACGTAGACGGCAAACCTGACTATGACGCAAAAGATCACAAACTTAAAAAGGATCTCTAACAGCAAGCCGTGTTTGCGTTTACGACGCATTTACCTAGCTTCCTTTCTTTGGTGTTTCAAACAATTGACTAAAATTCCCACTTGGGGAAAGAGTCAATGTGGTCGGACCGAGAAAGAAAAAATAAAAAGTAAAAGTGAACAGTTTTTGGAAGGACATGTTCAGGTCCCTGTTGGATTTAAAAAGGTAGACCGGGGACAATTGCGACAAGTTTATCGCTTGGCACCATATACCAACGTTTTTGACGCCCGTCTTCAACAGCAAAGCATTCTAATTCGTTTGAAGAATAAGCAACGCCCGCTGCGGTAAAACCACCGTTGTCAACAAGACAAACAGCCATGTTAATACGCGTGTTATCATAATCGGGAACGTACTCACACGGCGTACCATTGATGTCAAGCCACTCTTCTTTAGATTGACCACCGGGAGGATTTACATAGTAGCCCATTTGGCTTTCCTTGTGTTGAGTTGTTAAGACGTTTTTACCGGCTTACGGACGTTAAGTGCAAGCCACAGTGCTAGCGTTCCTGCCCACAATACTGAAGTAAAGTGACCGAGAACAGCAACACTGATTTTAAGAACACCTATTGCAGGTGCTTTTACCATCGCAAACAAGAAAAACACTACAGATGTAAACACTAACATTATGCCAAAAGCGATTGCCAGAAGTTCAATCTGTGTTTTGTCGCGAAGTTTACTTTTTTGTTCGTTTGACTTTTGCAAGAGGGTCCTCCTCGCGCGCAATCTCGCTTGCAGTTCTGACGAGAAGAAAACCAATACTCGTCAAAAGAAAAGAGATTGCAGACAGGGTAAAAAAGATCACAAAAACTGTCATCATGATTTAACTTCTTTCCACTGGCCTTCAATCACGTCTTCTTGAGAACGTGCGAGGTATCTTGCGAGAGCGGCACCCATACGCAGCGCCAGTTTGAACAGACCGAGGAACACGCCGATAAACATAACGTAAAACAGCACGAAGATAATCGCCTTGGCAAACCAGACGAGGGCGAGCACGAAGAAGTTAGCAAGTTCTTCCATTTGGAAGTCTCCTTTAAGTTGGGTTGTTAAGTTAGTTTTCGTAGCAAGACGGTTCGGGAAGAGCCTCATCATAATAGCGACGAAGATCTTCTTCAAATGTCGACGTATGAACACCATCAATGACTTGTGAAGACACGACAGCAATCATACGCTCAAGAGCTTCACAGCGACGGTGCGCATCGCGACTACCTTGCAGCATAGCTTGTGACACACGGTCATAGTAAAACTCTCGATCTTTGATCGACTCAGTGCGTTCGCTGTAGTGAATCTTTGCGAGTGCGTAACGTCTGTCTTCGGCCCAAGAAGAAAAAACCTCTTGGATCGTTGCAGACGCGTGAGTCAGTGTGTGCTCGACTTTAAGCGAAAACAACTGTAAGCGCTGTATAAAAACGCAAAATTGATTTTTCATGAGATAGTTCCTTTGATTCTCACTTGAGGTTAACAGATTAAAAACCTAGGTGGTCTTTCATATAAGATACCGGTATTTGCGCAAATTTTAGTGAGCAGTTTTACGACATACTCAGGTCCGTTAGGTTTAAGAAGCGTAAATTTCAGCTTCTCTAGCGCGACGACGCGTCAGTCCGTTAAGAACCTTCCCGTCGTTTTTATTCCAGCTTGCGAATTGAGCGGCTGCGCCCGCGTAGTCACCTGCCAGATGTTTTCTCAGCAACGTACTGTCACCGAGACCCTCTGCTTTCGTGTCCTCATCGATGTCCAGTCCACAATTGTAAGCGAAGCTAAACATGGCGTCGAACTGTCCTTGGGACGTTTTTGACTTACCGATGAGAAGGTTAAGACCCGCAGTAAAGGCACGAAGATCCTTGTTGAAAACTTGGTCCGCGTACTCTTTTGTCCAGGGTGCTTCACCGAGTTGAATCTTGCGACCGTCCAGGTGCGTCGTCGAACCCCAACCACACGTGATGGGGAGACCGTTTGCTGAGCCGGGGTCTTTATAAGGCACCAACTGAAGCGTTTCAAACTCGTGAAGGAAGTCAATAATTCGTTGTGACGGTTGCATACCGACCGTTGCACCGTTTTGCCCTGAGACGACGGCGGTTGTCACTTGAGCAACGGCGTCACGAACACGAGCCGACTGCACCTTGCGAACTTCGTCACTCGTCAAACCGCGACCGAGAAGCTCACGAATAGCAACAAACAAGTTGCTCTCGTCGTAGTTAAACTCATCCATGCAGAGCTCTCGCAATAGTATCGTCTTTGGTCTGCGCTGAACGCGAAGAGCCAAGGAAAAAGTTAATGACAGAAGAAATTACAGTACCGAGTAAGAAACCAAGAATGACGTCAGCAAACCGAACGTTAGCTTCCGGAATTGTACCGAAGGTAATGTAACCAACGTAAACCGTTGACACAACCAACAGATACGAAGCCATGATGTAAACGAACAACTTACCGAAGCTGCTTGTAGAACCCAGCGCCGCGATCTGCATTGCTCTGGCGTTCGACGTATCAGTAAACGTCAGTCGCTCTCTTTCAAGATTTGTTTGATCTTTTGCTGTAAGATACGCCAAGATTTCGACTTGGTTAGTTTCCTGAAACTCACGCAACATTGAGGCTTCGTCATCTGTGACTTCAGCTGTTGCTGACAAATCAATACCTGTCTTTTCTTTAATGAAGTCTGTCCCTCGCTTAGCAACAGCGCCAGCGAGTAGACCGAGACCCTTGCTCGCGAGGGAGGCTACAAGACCTTCCAACATGAGGTTTTCCTTTATGTTGATTTATGAAAACAACTCTACCCCTTCATCAGTTTATGAAAGGGATAATAAAGGGAGGGGCGACTAAGGGTTAATCTAACGGGGTCAGCTCAACCTCAACGGCGCACCTACCTTGGTGTGAATTTCGTCCTAAATACGCGCGATAACGCGGCCCGCTGACGGACGCCGTCCTCGCCGATCATGGCGGGTATCCGGCGTCCGTTTCGCTTGCGAGGCGTGGTTGACCACTAGTAGACGACGTGATTTTTGAGAAGGCGTGCTTACTCGACGATCGTCCGCTGCACTCTTACAAACAACGATACACCAAAGTTTATCATTGGTCTAGCACCACTATCTAAATACATTGCTATATTAAAAGTTCTGAGACCACCTTCAGGCACTACTGCTTCTCCGCTAACATTTGTTGAAGATGCTGCAGCAGAATAAGTATCTACTGTGATTTCATCAAGAGTAGCTCCTGTCCCTCCACCAAAGAAGGGTGATGCTGACCAAGTCCCTGTACCTAAAACACGACTTACAACAAATGATACCATATTTAGTGTATAAATTCCTGATGGGTATTGACTTCCTGCACCCTGTGTAGTTGGCAAAGGCGTTGTTTCTAAGTTAAGCACCGCCCATATTTTGACAGTACTTCCAGGCGCTATGTCGTCAATTGTTAACTGAGCTATGACAGCGCTACTTGTAGACATCACGTCAGCTTGTGTTACTTTTACAGATTTTGTTCCAGAAGTGTTAAGCTCTGTAATTACACCACCAGCTTTAGTTCGTAGTCCAGCAGGAAAATACGTTGTATCAAAATAGATATCACCGTCTTGAAGACCGGCAGTGTTTGCTGCTGTATCACCTTCAAAAGAACCTAAGAAACGTCCTTGTACTTGTGCAGGTGTCAGGCTTGATTTAGCCAACAAACCCATATCTTGAATTTCAAGAGGTTTAATTGTACCATCAAGAAGATCAGAAACAAGTTCAGTAACGTCAGCGTCACTACCTGCCGGACCCACCGGTCCTATTGGTCCTGTTGGCCCCGTTGGTCCTGTTGGTCCAACTATCAAAGACCAGTTGTATGCTGCCGGATTTGTACCTTCGATTGGATCACTTTGTCCGGAAACAATACCAATATAAGAACGACTACCCGGTGTTCCCGTTGTAAAATCAGTAACACCGTCTTCGCTGTTAGCGTAAGCAATCCATGTATAAACCGCTGGACCTGTAGGACCTGTTGGTCCTGTGGGGCCTGTAGGGCCTACACCACCTGCTCTTGATTTTGAAATAGAGAAAACAACATCACGAATTTGACCGGCGTAAGAAGCACGAAATGTTACTGTTCCAGTGTCTGCAGACATCGCAGAAACCGCATAAGCACCAGTTGTAGAATTTATTGATGCAGTAACATTTAAAGATGATGCTATAGCAAACGTAGAAGATGCGGTTACATTTGTCACACCTTCATATACTAACATATTACCGCTTGCGCCAGTAAAAGACAAAACTGTACCAGACGCGTCTGCTGCAACAACATGGGCTTCGTTTGTTAAATAAGCAACAACCGGACTTACACCATCATCGCCATCTGTACCGGGCGGTCCAGGGTCACCGGGAGATCCAGGAGAACCGTCACTACCTCTAATCAAAGACCAGTTATAAGCAACCGGGTTTGTGCTTTCGGTTGGTGACAATTGATTAGGTGCAATACCAATGTAGTATCTATCACCGGGTGCACCAGTAGTAAAATCGGTAAGGCCATCTGAACTATTAGCGTAAGCAAACCAAGTATAAGTTGCTACACCGTCAGCACCAGGCGTACCGGGCACACCTTGAGTGCCTGTCGCTCCGTCAGCACCTCTAATAAGCGACCAAGTATAATCGCTAGCTGTTGTGCCTTCAGTCGGTGTTGTTTTGTTATTAGCAATGCCAATATAAGCTCTGCTACCGGGTGTGCCTGTAGTAAAACCAATTGTGCCGTCAACATTGTCAGCGTAAGCAATCCACGTATAAAGAGTTGCCCCTGCTACGCCCGGTGCACCCGGTACACCATCAGCTCCGTTAGCTCCACGCATTAATGACCACGTATATTGTGCCGGGTCTGTGCTTTCAGTTGGTGACAATTGATTAGGCGCAATACCAATATAATATCTATTAGCAGGTACACCTGTGGTGAAGTTAATTGTCCCATCAGCATTGTCAGCGTAAGCAAACCACGTATAAGTAGGCGCGCCATTAATACCCGGTGTGCCAGGAACACCATCGGCACCCCTTATCAACGACCAAGTGTAGTCACTAGCCGTCGTACTTTCAGTCGGTGTTGTTTTGTTATTAGCAATGCCAATATAAGCGCGTGTACCGGGTGTGCCTGTAGTAAAATTACTTGTTCCAGTTTCGTTGTCGGCGTAAGCAATCCATGTATACAACGTGACACCATCAGCACCCGGCGGACCAGGAACACCGGGAACGGCTTCTTCACGATAAGTAATAAGAGAGCTTACTTCATATATCCGACCTTCACCACCTTCATCTACAACAACTTTAACAGTTTTTGAGCGCACATTGTCAAAAGAATTAAGCGTAAATGTAGACGCTGTCTGGCCCGATTGAAGCACGTCATTGACGTACCATTTATAAGTCGGTGACACAAAATTAACGGCAACAGCAGTTGCAATAATTGATGCCGGTCCAACTAGCAGCGTGTCTTTATCTCTAACAAACTCGTAATCGCTAAGACCGATATAAACGCCACGAAGCCAGTTATGAACTAGCGTTGTGGCTAACGTTCTCGAAATAACGGTCATAACAGACTTACGACCACCGATACCGAGTGTCCTTACACCGAAAGCGGCTGAAGCTGCGTTGATAGGCGGTAGCGGGAAGAAAGGTACTATAGAGCGACCTATCTCATTAAAAACAAGCTGGCCTTCGTCGTCAACACCGTCAACACCAGGATTATGCATGTAAATAACATAACCTGCGACAGATGACCCAGGCACAGCACCCCATGAAAGACTACCAGAAGAATCTGACACTGAATCACCGGGTGGTGCGTATTCAATGTCTGATGGTTCAACAAGACGTGTCTCGTACAGTGACGGTACAGTGATGCTGACATCATCTTTAACGTTCCAAGCAAGTTGACTGACATCAAATCTACTAGCAGTCATCTCACAGACACGTTTTTCGTCTAGCTTGACACTCGATACTCGCAAGTAAAGCGGTGTATCAACACCCAATTTAAGAGTTTCACTAGAAAAACGTACAAAGTCACCTGGCTCAGACAAAACATCAGTTGTCTGATACTTGAACTTCATTGTGAAAGCAGATCGAGAAGTTCTCACCAATTCTTCTGCTTTAGCTAGCGCGTGATAAGGATCTGTAATACCTTCCGCAAAAATTTCACTCGGTAGGTCGAGGTTCCCGTCTTCAAGGAACATCGCATCATAGACCGCGCTGTCGTAAGTCACTTGTACAAAACTAGAGTACGTTGGGTCGCGAGTTGTCCAAAGAACAGTGCTGGCGTTTTCAATCTTGGCAGCAAGACCTCGTTTACCACCGGTGTTTGTGGCTGCAAGAACAGCACGGTACACTTTATCACCACCCGCACCACCAAGGTCACAAGAGGCGGTAACAACAGAACGCCAATCCGAAGCGCCTCTATTAAAGACTTGCACGTCAGGAGCGCCGTCAGGGCGATTCGTCTCAAAAATTGTAATAGAGCCGTAATCATCAGCTGTAAACGTTACGTTATACGTACCAGCTTGCGCTGCAGGTACCCTAAACTTATACGTAAGTGAAATAGAGTCTACATCACCACTCCAAACACCGTACGAGTTGAGAAGACGACCGCCAACACGCGCATCATCCCAGGAATCAGTAGGAAGGCCATACGTCGTACCGCCAACACCTCTCCAATAGCTGCTCGTCACTTTAGGAGGCCAGCTGACACTATCGTCTTTGAAGCCTTCGAATTCATTCTTAAAGCGAACAGTGCAGTTATTCAAACGCTCAGAAGCCGTGGGCCACGTAATGTCGATTGTCTGCCCGTCAACAAGGTTTTCGTCAGTGACTGTTTCAGCAATAATGATGTCTTCAGCAGTTTCTGGATACTGTATATTTAAGCTGTATTTACCGGCAGACCAAACCAGGCGTGCATCACCCATCGTTGCCAGGATCGCTTCAATGTTTTCTCGAATAGGCTTTCGAGGGTCAAGAACGATATTACATTCATACAATGGCAAGTCAACAAGCGTAACGTTTCTAGACAAGTCGGTTGGCTGGTAGATTTTACCACCCACAGTAACAGCGTTTTGAACGATCGTTGCGCATACAGCTTTGCCGTTTTCAAAAGACGAAAGCTCGATTTCATCAAGAGCAATACCTGCGCCTACAACGTCATCAAGCAGGTAGTCTAGAAGACAACGCGCGCCGTTGTTGCTGTAAGTTCTGGTAGCAACAAACGCACCAGACACAACGTCAGGTACTTTGCGACCTTCAATGAGAAACTGAAGATTTGGTGTTGCGTTATGTTGAGGGTCGTCTCTGTCAATACGCGTAACAGTACTGACCCAAGCCATGTCTTGAAACACAGCGGTAGAGCGCTCAACAAAGTTAGCCGTAGCGATAGCGTCAGCTACAGCAGTGTTACCGTAGTGGCAGTCGATCCGCATCGCGGCTTTAACGCGTGTTGTATTGTCTGATTCACTACGGCCATAAGTGCCTAGTGCAGGATCGTCAATATAGCGAGAGCCGTCAACAACAACGTCATGGATTGCGTGAATAGGACCTACACACAATGCTTGCTGAAAGTAAAGATACTCGTTTGCTTTACCTTCTTGATTACTGTTCAAATAACCGTTGCTTGAACCGGGTACACTTAGAAGTCCTGTACCTGTCGTAGCGGGTCGTGAAGGACTTGGCGAGTTTGTCCAGTAATCGTACTCAAACGTTGTTCCTGGAACGTTTGTTGCGCCGGTTTGAAGGACTTTGTCAGCGTTAGATGTTACGTGTTTAAAGACACTGCTTGTAGCATGCCAAGTACGCTTGCCACCAACGAGCGCTCTTCCGTAAATTAGAGCAAGGTCACCGCCTTCACCTTCAGTGACAATCTCAAAACCACGACGTGCTTCAGCGGCTGCATCAGCAGCTTCTTGCATCTTTTTGGCTTGAATGACTTGATAAGCCGCGCTGACTGCCGAAATGACAAAGCTAGCAACTGCAAGAAGCAACATCAGACTTTCCCCCACTTGAGAGTCGCCGAGCCAGACCCTTCAAATATTTTATCACAGCAGGAATCTGCAGGATTGCGTTGTCTAACTGCGTCACGGCTGAGATAAATACCGCGTCGCGTTTCAAGACTAAGAATTGGGCTTACACCGGTGATTTGAAAAAGTGCCTCACCGAATTCTTCAAGAGTGACCTTGTAAGCACCGCTGTTTACTGCACCTTTATACGTAAGAAATGTGTCGTTGACATTTGTGAAGGGCGTCCCGGTTGCAGGATTAATAAAGCCAACACGACTTTCCAAACGCTTACCGACAAGGTTTGCTTCAGCTAGGCCTCCTAGAATAAACTCAGGGTCGGCAATAGTAATTTGATATTGTTCTCGATCGACTGTCGTGCTTTGTTGTGGTGGATCAACACTGACTAGACTACCCGTTGCCGGGTGTACAGAACCGTTACTAAGTGTAACCGGTGCATAGTGTGTAGTGTCAGCATAAATCACAGCACCTACTCTGTCCGTGATGCGAACCATTTGAAACATTTCAACAGTTTCATCAGATTCTAATAGAGCAGTTATATTTGCGCTGAGTTGTCGCATTTAAAGATCCTCTATAAGTTTGACGGTTCCGACGTCCATCATAATACCGTCCGTGTAGACCATGCCTTTTACTGTATCAGTGTCATACTTACAAGGCATAATTACGTCATCACGGTGCGTGAATGTTGCGTTAACACTCTGTCGGAGCGGCGGGAAAATGTGCATCTCGCCATTGTTGCGAAGGTCTTCTGTCAGCATGTAAATTTTGCTGTGTGATGCAAATCGAATGAACGTACCTAGCGGGATCAACCCACTGTTATTGATAACAACTACAGTCGTTGCACCTGCAGCGCCTGTTCCAGACGGAACACTCGTCGAAGTTCTCTTAAAGATTACTCCATAGTTTTGCGGGACACGAACGGTCACCGTTTCAGATTCCCCTTTCGTGACGAGGTTAACGAACAAGGCGTTCGCATCGGTGGTAAGGGGCTCAAGATTGGCTTCAATCTCCCAACGCTGAGCCCCTCGTCCACTTACTTTCCTCTTCAACGAGAGGGTATCTGAGGCGAAAATCGGACGGTTCGAACGCACCGTGGCCGGAGCCACAAAGCGCGCGACCAGCGTCTCGCCTTCATAGATACCATAAGTCATTTAACTAGCCTCTCTCTCTGTTGACCGCGTTGACACCGTTTGTAATGTCAGGCAGCATGCGGAAAATTTCCGCTTTTGTTTGACGACTGACGTCGCCGGTAATACCGAGATTAACAGTTGTCGTATTGCCCTTAGTTGGGCTGTTTGCACGAGCAGCGGCGTCCATTGTAGACATAGGCATTGCTGCAATAAGTGACGGCGCTATAAGACCGCCTTCAGCAAATTTCGGCATCATCTTAGAAAGCTTGCCGTTGTTAATTGCTTTAATAAGCGGATAGTGTTTACGAGTAGCTGCAGCGTTGATCATAAACTCGCCTTTTGACGCGCCTATAATCATGGAGTCAGAAGTACCTGTGCCGTGACCGCCAATAAGACCGCCCTCTGCAAACATACCTCCGAGAAGTGAACCGAAGATACCACCAAGGGCACCCCACATACCGGCTCCGCCTGAGAAGAGACTTCCCAGACCACCTCCACCGCCTTTACCACCGCCTCCGCCACCGAACAGACCGCCTAGCATCCCTGCAAGACCACCACCTTCGCCGCTAGGACTAATATCAGTCAAAGCCTTAGTAAGAAGCGGCATCTCAGAGTCTATTCCAGCTGAAAGCGTTTCCATCGGCACTTTAACACCACCAGTGAGCTGCGAGGTGCTTTCGACAAACTTGTTGCCGAGATTAGCCAAAGGTTCTGCTACTGGTTTAGCGCCGCTGCCCATTACGTTGCCAAGAGCACTGCTCAAACCTGAAGTAGCACCTTCCATATGACCGCGCTTACCACCTGTAAGTTGACCGGCACCAAAGATTGATTCACCAAGCCCACGCAGAAGTTGATCAAGAAGACCGCCTTCGCCTGTAAGTGGATCCATAAGACCTTCAATAAACCTGTCTACGATCGAGGCAGTCAGCGTGTCAAGGAAAGAACCAACAACATCGTTTAGACTCATATCACCTTTAGCAAACGCCTTGACAGAGTCAACCAGATTAGATCTGACGTCATCTGACAGCGTTCGACCAGCTTCAGCCATGCGCCTTGCGGCATCTTCAATGTAATCACCAAGGTCTTGCATTCGAAGACCGATTTCATTGATGCGTGTTTGAAGTTCTGGTATAGTCAACGCTGTAGTGATGCCTTTTTGCGCCAACGCCATTTGTTCGGTGTAGTGCGCAAAGTCACCGCCAAGCTGGTTAAGCTGGTCAAGTTGCGTGCGAGAAGCGAGATTGATAGTCTCTACTTCAATACGTACGCCGCTGAGCTGAGCAAGCGCAATGGCAAGTCTTCGTTGGTTGGGACCAGCAGCACCTGCAATACGCGCAGCAGCATTGCTACGTACACCACGTTCAACTCTTCCATAAGCGTCTTCATCAAGCACCTCTGTCACGGTAGGCGACAGTACAGGGTTTGAAGACGGGCGACGAACAGGAACGCCATTTACAATAACGGTATCGAGTTCGTTTACACGATCGCCTGACGTAGGCGTATCCAGCCTCTCAACACTTTGGCCGCGCAGGGCAGCAACATTGTCAAGTGTTGCTTCAACAAGCTGACGAGTAGTGTCGTTCAATGCCTCCATAGGAGTGACAAACAGCGACATTACATCTTCATTGAACGCCGGTATGGCTTCAAGACCACGCATCGTATCAACTGCGCTCATGTTGCCATTGGTGAAGTTCTCATTGATAAAGCGAATCATTTCATCATTGAGAGCACCACTATCAAGAACGTTACCAAGACTCTCTAGAGCAACGTCTTCCTGCGTCAAAGCTTGACGTGTACTACGGTCGACTTGCAAGTAATCGTCAAGGGTAATACCCTCTACGAGATTGCTCATACGCTCGAAGCCGGTTCTTGCACCACGACCCAACGCGTCAGCAAGACTAGTTTCAAACTCACGGAACAGACCAACTAGTTGACCGCGACGTTGAATTGCCGTGAACGTACTAAAAGCCTCTTCCAAGGAGTCGCCAAGACGCGATGTTAAGCCATCGACCGCTCTTTGAAGTTCGATCTGAAGACCTGCTGCAATACCACTTAGTTGTGACACCATATCAGCGCCAAAGAAGCGAACATCAGCAGCTTCCAGTGACGCATTAAAGACGTCATTGATTGTGCTAACTTGTTCCTCTAGTGTTTTATCAAGTCTGGCGGCGTAAGCTAAACGTTCACGATCAAGGTCTGCCATCTTGCGGGTGATGGCAAAGAATTCTTCTTGCGTATTAACTTGATCACGTTGAAGACGGAGGTTCTCACTCTCGCGATCAAGCGCAAGCAAACCGGCGGCGTCAGTCGGGTCAAGCCTGGCAATAGCAGCGTTGTCAGCAACACCGACACGACTGAATGCGGCTGAGAGACCCGCACCTGTGTTGTAAAGCGTATCTAGAAGTTTAACTCTAGCGTCATTAAACAGCTCAGCACGACGAGCGAGCAACGCTGAAATGTCATCTCCAGGTTTTGCTTTTTCAATTCTTTTGGCAATAATATCTAGATTAACACCTATTGAAGAAAGAGAACTACGCGCGTCAGCGGCAAGTCTCGTGAAGTTTACTGCGTCTACAGCAATACCGACTTCACTTAAACGACCAAGAATGTCAGACAAAAGACGCGGAGTGCCTCCACCTCCACTCTCTAGTGGAGCATTGAGAGCGTTGAGTCTTGCGACAAGTTGTTCTTCTTTAGTCTTATCTCGTGTGATTTCACGATCGACATCAGCCGATGCTGTTTCATTGACATCGTATAGCTCCAACCGGGCACGTATATCAAGAAGCTCTTGCGAGAGTGCAACAACACGCTCTGCATTTTGCAGACCTCTTGCAGTAGTCACGATGCCAGTAAGATCGCCAACAGCTCTTGCACTTGCTGCGCCACTACCGCGTTCTGCAATACGCTCGCGTACATCTGCCGCAGTCAAAGCCGCTGCTACAGCTTGTGTGTTTTGAATTTCACGACGAAGCTTACGCAGAGACTCTATATAACGTTGGAGACTTACGTCGTCATCACCAAGCTTGGAAAGTGCTGCTTGAACTTCATTTGTTGCAATCTCAACCGCTTGAAAGCTGCCTTGAAGACCTCTTATATGCTCGGGTGAGAAATACAAATACTGATCAAGAGTAACTTCTGGAATATTTACTTTCTGAAATTCAGCGTTTATAGCTTCAATACTAAAAGCTTTTGGACCAAGCTGAGCCAACTGATTACTAAGATTGAGCGCCTCATCGGTTAGCCGCGCGATTTGAGCTTGCGCGTCAGGGGCGTTAGTGGGTACGTTAGCCAGCTGAGTGTTTACATCGGCTAGGTCATCGGCAACAGTCTTGTAAGCTTTGAAGTCTTCAGGGTTGACAGCAAACATTGCCCCGATACTTTGAGCAGAGTCGCCAGTAACTCCTGAGAGGAACTCATTGCTAGTGCTAAAGAACGCTTCAGCCTTGATGCGTTCGGCCTCTGCTTGGCTACGTGCTTGCTCAGCCAACCGCTTGGAGTTCAAAATCGCCAGCTGAGATGAGTTAGCCGTCGTAGCAATTTGAGCATTTAGATCAGCAACGCGTTTAGCCGCATTATTGAACTCACGAAGCTCCTCGCCAGTGCCGACAAAGTCACGACCTCCCTCACCGAAATCAATATCTAATTGATCTTTAATATTTGTGACAGACGATGCCAAAAAGGCTTGGAACGTAGTTATTTTAAGCTGCTTTATACCTTTTTCTTGAAGGCGCTGTCGCTCGATAATAAGGCGACGTTCCAAGAGATCAGCTTCTTGGATTGCTGCAAGTTTCCGTACTTGGTAAGCTTCATACGTTTCCCTTTCACCATCAAAACGTCCGGTGAACTTAGTAGTCTCAAACGTATTTGCTAGCGTTTGTGCATCGCGATACTGTGCAATCAACGCAGTGAAGTTGTCCGTATCATCCTGCGAAATCAAAGATTCGACCGGTTGTAATGCTGCTTTACTATCGGCAATAACATTAGACGCACGGCTTTGACGCGCCGTTGTAGGCGTCGCGCCGAAGTATCTAACGCTATTATACTCAGTAAAACGATCTAACTTTTGTTGATTTAACGCCCTCTGTTGCGCGATCGCTGAACTCACGCGTCGCTCACGCTCCGGCATACTTGTCCACCAACGACCAATCGGTCCACCGCCTTCACGGTTTGCTCGAATTGCTGCAGACAATCGCGTCTCTGGCCGACGGGTGGGTGTTGTTACAAACGTTTGTTGATCGCGATTTTGACCAAAAAGTCTATTAATGCGTGCACGCAAACTATTATCAAGTCTACTGATTTCTGCGTTGGCATCATCAAGACTTTCACTTATAGTACGCACAGGGCGCTGCTGTTGGCGACCAAGCAGTGACTCTTGTTCACGATACATGTCGTCAAGCTCTTGCCGCTGTTTTGCTGAAATAAAACCTTGACGACGGTAGGCTTCACTAAGCTCATCGATGGCCTTGCCGGTTTCTTCAGCTTGTGTCTTAACTGTGCCAAACATTTCATTTGACATGCCTTCGAAATCAACACGTTCAATAGTTGCGCTGAAGTCGTAAGTTACACCATCTATTTCACGCGGTTTCAAGGCGTCTTGTATTGCAGAGCGACGACCTTGATCGGTAACTTGAGTAAGACCAAGCATAGCACGAATCTTATCGTAAGCCCAAGCAAGCTTATCAAAGAATGTGTTACCCTTGCCGAACAGCATGACACCAAGAAGACCCACAACAGAGCCGATTGCTAAAACCGCTCCAATAAGCGGTAGAAGAGGCGCAACAAAGCTCCATGCAGCGACCGCCATTGCTCGTAAGCTTGCAACACCAATACTACCAAGAACAAAGAAACCGTTGGCAAGTGTGCCAAGAATGCCAGGTCCTTTAGCCGCAGCTTCAAGAGTTCCGGTCATTGCACCAGTTACATTCTTGAACGAAGACGTGCCCGTTTTGCCAAGCAACTTAAACGATGTATTTAGCTTTTGAATAGAGGGTGCACTTGAAAGATCCGCAAGGCTGTCTCTCAACAAATTTGCATAGATGTGCGCATTATTAGCTCTGGGACCATATTGCTCAGCAACTCGTGGGCGTTGAGGTCCATACATTACCGGTCCCGGACGAAATGGCCCATACGTACCGGCATCAAACATCTCACGATTGGCAACAGCGTTACGACGAGCACTCTTTAGATCAGTCCGTGGACTGTTTATCAGCTCACTCACGCCATTGACAATACTTGAACCAATGTCACCTAAATAAGTACTTGCAGCCGCGAGACCGGCTTTTGTACCGCCTCCTTGAAGAGGATTAGCAAGTTCAAATGCAGCTTTTCCTGTATTAAAAGCCTTTACCGTACGGAAAACAATACCTAATGTTTTCAACGCCACTACAGCGCCAAGAACCGTTGTGACTAGACCAGCAAAGTTGCTAGTGAGCTCACTAATCGCACCACCTGCATCTGTAGCCGCTTTTGCAGCACCCGCAAACAAGCCTGAGATGAGAAGAATCAAAACAAACTTGTTACGAAGGAGTGTGAAGAGCGCCAAGAGGCCGTCGCGCATGAGTCCGAGTGATCTACGAACACTCAACGCAGTTATTTCAAAAACGCTAGAAATAGCTGCACCAATTTTAGCCCAGCCACCGCCCTCACCCATTTGCAGCTTAAACGCATTAAACTGATCCAGCAGTGATTTAAATACAACGCCAAAGGTGTTATTAAGTGTTCTTCCGCTCTTGTCTGGTGCAAAATCCAAAACGCTGTTTACAGCTGCACTAAACTGCTCTCTAATCGGCGCAACTTTAGCCGTGAAATAACGCAAACCGTTTTCATCGCCTTTTACGCTATCCCAAATAAGACCGTTGACATCGGCGATAGGTGCAGCAGGTGCCTCAAGAGGTCCTGTAAACATTGCTGCAAGAAGGCCCATCTTGTTCTGGCCGTATGCATCACCGTTCCTAGCCAGGTTCCCAGGAATTTCAGAAAGCGTTTTAAACAACGTTCCGAATGCAGTAGTTACGACTTTTTTCTGTTCATCACCGAAATCGTTACCGTTCAAAGCTTCAAGACCGACAGCGCCGGCACCAAAAATAGCTGCAAGGAAACCGCGTGTAGGTGCATGTTGTTTAATTGCACCCGCCGCAAGATTGCCCATTGCCTTGATTGTTGAAAGAATGATAGTAGTAGAATCTTTAGCAAGACGCAACCCCCCTTCCGGTCCGAGAAGCGCAAGACCGAGAAGTGGGACACCAACTTGCAGCGCCTCTACCATCGTTACGCTTTCAAGCAGCATTGACGACAATGCCAGTGCGCCAGCTATTGCAAACTTCTTATCTCTAAAACCACTAAAGAAGTTATTTACAAACTGACCGGCCCCTTTAGGTACCCACCCAAAAAGCATAGACTGCATAACAGGCAAAAGACCCATGACTGCAGCTGTCACAACTGTTCCGTCTTTCCTGATCCTGGCAGGAGTCCCAAACAACGCGGTAACAATACTCTTACGAGTGTCTGCAAAGAAAAATGCCGACAAGCCAGCCAGACCCGCTGCCATCAACACAAGGTTGTTAGAAACGAGTGGGAACCAAGAAAATGCAAGCTTAACAATGTCACCAATAATCGGCACACCCGCAAGGAGCGCCGTAGTGAACGATTCAATAAAAGCAGGAATTGCGTTTACAACAATGTTGGCTGAACGGAGAAAACCTTCTACAAGATGCCCTGCAAACTCACCACCGATGGAACCTGCTATTGAAGCAAGTCCCGGACCGATTACACCAAGCGTGTTGTTTAGCGCAACATTAAAGATAGACAGCAAATAAGAAACTGCTGCTAACTTCATCTGCGGAGCACCAAAGGCTAAGAAGATCCCGGCAAGCACAGCGCCGCCTACGTTGTCAGACAACTTCTTAAGCGCCTCATTCCAATTTACGTTAGAGAGTGTTTCAACAACCTTTCCAAAGACGCCTCCTGAGTCTCTGCCTAGTTGTGCAACTTCCGACAGGGCTTTTGAGAACGTACGTTTAATTGACTCACCAAAACGTTCAATTTTAGTATCGGCTTTAAAGAGGTTCTCTGTGTAATCAACTACACTATCGATCATGTCAGGCCAGTAGGAGTGACCAACGACCTTGTCCCAGATATCAAAGAAAACATCCTTGACAGTGCTGCCAAACTTGTAGATGCGCTCTTCGACACGAGCCAGCTGATACTCAGCCGTCACCATCAAGGACAGCGTCATCCGAAGGAAGTCCCTAGAGGCCTTTTCAAACGGGTTCAGATTGAACTTAAAGTCATACTTACCCTCGGCCTTTGCGAGATTCTTAAAGAGGTTCCAATACAGCTGCGACGGGAGGTCGCTTACTTCGTCAAGACCTTTCCTAACGCTGCTTTTCAACCCCTTAAACACGTCTTTAACTTGATCGCCGAGCTTGTCAAACGACGGCAGCGCCTTTGAGAGATTTCTGGTGTAGTCAACCACACCATCGACCATGTCAGGCCAGTAGGAGTGACCAACGACTTTGTCCCAGATATCAAAGAAAACGTCTTTGATAAACGTTCCAAAAGACTTTACACGATCCTGAACAGCGTTTAGCTTGTCATTTGCGGTTTTCGATATCGAGTTAAACATCTTTTCCAGAGGATTAGAATTAAACCCGTCAAACACATCGTCAAAGACGTTCTGGTTGTCAAACAGTCCTTTGAAGAATCCAGAGATAAAATCACGAAGACGAGTAAGCGGCCCTGCCAACGCCGCGCTTATTTTCTGAACAGCGGTTACAAGTTGTTCACTAAAATCGACATTTTCGAAACCCTCCCAAGAATCAAAGATATACAGGAACGCATCTTCAAAACCCTCACCAACAACACGGCCAAGACGCTCTCCTACGTTTCTAGTAAACGTATTTCGAAGCCCTGATGCCAGTGAGTTAGCAGCAGTCCTAATTTGTATTGACAGTTTTCTAAAAGCTGGTTCAAGTTTCGGAGCCAAAACGTCAGCATAGACTCTTTGGATAATAGAACCAACTGTCTTCAACTTGCTCGTAATTTCAGCAACAGGGATTTTAAGCCTGAAACGGTTCTCCATAAGGCCCAGCTGAATTAGAACACGCTCAATGCTGTCGTTTGCAACATCAAAACGGAACAGCTCAATTCTACCAAATGCCGCCTTATCGTTAAGCTTTAACTGTTCCCTTGCTGTATTTAGCTTAGCCAAGTTAGCAGTAAAGGTTTCAAGATTTTCCGACTTAAACAGATTTACCCAGGCACGCTCAACGCGCATGTCACCTGTTGCAAATACTGACAGCACTTCATTGAATGCTTCAATCCCACGCGATGCAGGGCGGATGGTGTTTGCGACCCATGCGCTGACACCTACTCGAGACTTTACAAAGAAAAGCTCCAGCTGGTCAATATACGTGTTAAGCGGCAAGTAAAGTCTAGGTAGTAGTCTTGCAGTGTTTCTGACGCTTACAGCAAACGCTTCATACATCGTAGCCGACAAATCAACGATGTCACGAACACGTTTACGAAGTTTGTTTGCGCTTTCTGCAGGGTCTTCTTCAGCAGGATCAGTGCGACGTGCACCGAAGACTCTAGCAAGACCGGTTGGGTTTGCGTTGACTTCAACCGTTTCGTTCTTATTAAAGAGCGTTTGTAGCGTCTTGACATGTGCTTTAATCAACTTGCGTTGTTTAAACTGCTCTGTTGCAGAAAAAGGCAAAAACTCAAACCGAAGCGCAGCTTTAAAGGTTGACGTCAACACATTACTGCGTTCAATTTCGTTAAGATATCCTTTCAGCGAAGACCTGATAAGGCTAACTTTTTGAATCATGCGATCGCTGGCACCTTCAAAACGCTCAGCGTTTGTCATCAACCCTCTAGCAAACGCGGCAGAAATACCAAGGTAAGCATTAAGATCAGCAATGTTGTAAGCAATCGTTTGTTTAAAAGCAGCACGACCTTGAGCTACTGAAGCATTAGTTGATCTAAACGCAACGTCTGTACGCGCGGCCATGCCTTCCAAAGCTTTAAACACAATGTCTGTGGTTAGCTTACCTTCAGCCGCAAAGTTGCGCATCTCTCCGGTAGTCATCTTAAGTTGAACAGCAAGTTGCTGACCGAGATACGGCATTTGCTCAAGAACAGAGTTTAGTTCTTCACCACGAAGCGTACCCGAAGATAAGCCTTGATTCAACTGAGTAATAGCTGCGTTGGTAGACTCTACGCCCATGTTACTGACAGCAGCTGCTTGCTGAATAACACGAACCCCTGCAACCAGGCGTTCTTGAGAAACACCCGCTTTTGACATAGCGTTGGCAAACGCTACATAAAGTGACGTTGTACCTTGAACGCTACTACGTGTATCATTAGATAGACGCAGCATCTCACGTTGAGCTTGCATAAGTTCATACGTGCCGTTTGTAACAAGCCGTAGTCTATTTTGAACGTTCGTAAGGTCATCAGACATAGCGTTGAGCGAGCCAACAGCTTTCAAAGCTGCAAAACCGGCAGCAGCGGCAAATACACCGCTTTTGAGCAAGCCTATGTCATTCGTTACGCTTCTGACGCCTTGTGCAATTTGGTTCATTGACGCTTGACCGCTCGTACCTAGACGAGTCATGGCAGCAGTTGAACGAGCAACGTCTTTATTTAGGTTACTTAGACCATCTGCACGAATACCGTTGAGTGAACCTTTAGCACGCCCTGCACCTGTAATGAGCGATGCAAGACTACGGTTAAGCGACGCCAAGTCTTTCTTAGAGCTTTCTGCCCTTGTGTCGACATCAATAATAACGCCAGACATAGCTTCTCCTTTGTTAATTTAAAACCCCGCCAGACGAAGTGTCCAGCGGGGTTCAAGGTCATTGAGACCTCACGATGATTCCACTTGGGCGGACGCCCTCGTGCGACAGTAGTGACATCTCAATGAAATGCGTGGGTGCTTGTTTAGAACTACCCTCATTCAGTGCGACAATGTGATCTACGTCATTGACTATCTTACCGGCTTCATACCGCCAACCATCACGAGCCTCGCCCGTGTCTATTGGTGTTGCAACTTTAAGAGCTGCCACCATCGTGCTTAGTTTCGGTGCCATAGCTTTTTTAACGGCAATGGCGTGAGCTTTGTTTAAATCGAACTTTGCCATGCGTCATTCCTCAAAGGCTAATTTCTCGCCGCCTTTCGAAGACATCATAAGGTGACCCATGAAAGAACCTTTCAAACCTCTAGGTGCAGTGCTTGAAGCGTCACTGCTGCCTAGAGAATTATAAATGTTCTTTAATGAAGGGAACAACTCCCAAGGTTTAGACTTAGCACCTTGCGCTTGTAACAACTTGGCGGTCCTGTCATCATCACGCCACTCAGGAGGTCGTCGTTCAAAGTAAGCATGCCAGCCTTTTAACTCTTCGTAAGTTATAGATTGCAACTCACCAACAGTCTTTTTAAGTTGAAATGCTACTTCGTAAAGACTTAGCTCTTCGTCTGTGAGGACGACTTTCCCGTATCGTCGTCACCAATACCAGAGTATTTCATGATTTCTTTGGCCAGTTTCGAAATGTCTTCGATAGGCCACTCTTGAAAATTCTCGTCTGTCAGGTCTTGACCACCTTCAACGGAAGACCGGACAATAGCACGCAAAACACCAAGTTGATCAACGTCAGCGTCTTCTTCAGGATTTGCAATTGCAGCTTTTACGGCTTTATCTGCAAGAGTCGCTGCGTCTTGGATGTCTTTAACTTCCGCAACAGTCAGCTTATTAATAGTAATGTGAGCGCCCAGGAAAGGAACAGTCTTAGAGACTTTCTTGCCAAGCAGCGTTGAAATGCTAACGGGGGCCGTAGACGGTTGTGCCATTCTCTATTCTCCGGAGAAATGTTCTTGATTGATCTGCTGGAAATCTTCCAGCTGGTTCCTCATGGCTTGTAGGACCATAAGCGTTGTAAAAATCTCTTTTGACTTAACTTCGTTATTAGCGAACTCAGGAAGCCGTTCGAAAGTTTTACGAATACTGATATCTAGGTCGCGTCGCATGTGCTTGACAGTAACGCGCAAAACGTAAGACTTGTCGAAAGGTTTCGTGGCGGCGATACTGTCTGCCATAATACTTTCCAGGATAGTACGATCGGGAAGCTCTCAAAAGTGGTCTGACGTACCTTTAAGAGCTTCCCTAACGCAATTTAGATGGTGTATGCGCCGAAGAATTCCGACTGCATGGTGATAGTGATAGTCGCCGTGGTGGCGTCTGTCAGGCCCGGCGTCACTTGCAGAGCTTCGAGCTTACCAACCCAGTAGTACTGGCTGTTTTGCACGGTACCCAAACCACCGACGGTGGACGCGTACTTAGTCGCGCCGGAGCCGGTCGATTCAGCGTTCAGGAGGCTAAAGCGGAAGACGCGCTGGATGCCATCGCCGACCATCAGGCCGCAGATGTTACCGGCTTCGTCAGCCCACTCGGTGGGGACGTAGTTGAGCGTGATTTCCATCGACGGAGCGTCGGCCTGGCCTTGCACCTGCGAGGAGGTCTTCTTACCGTAGGTGGGGACGTTGACGACGTTGGGCGGGGTGCCCATGGCCGGGAATTCACGAACGTTGCTGACGCGGACGAAAGCACCGGCGGCGCGGGTACCACCGACATTGGCGATTTCGGTAGCAAACAGCGCCTGGAATTCAGCGGCGGTGTCAAGAGCAGTCAGCGTGGCATTGCTGAGTTCGGTCGAGGGGGTGGCAATGGCCAGGTCCGAGAACATGGCCGCGCCGATGGACGAAATGTGTGCCATTTTCAGGTCACTCCAAAGTAGTTCATGGGAAGTTCGTAACGAGCCTTAGCGAGTGCTGGGTTCGCTTTGTCTGTACCTTGCGGCATAAGCGTACTGTTTTGAAACTGCGTACGATTATTACCTGCCGTTAAGACTGACTTGTTCTCCAAAAAGGAGTCAAGGAGGTCCGCAATAAAGTTTTGGCGTTCAGGACCAAGACCTGCGGTTGTATATATCTCAATGATTAAAACACCCGATGAAGACGCACGGTTGACGCCTTTTCCTGACAAAACGACAGAGACGCGAATAAACTCGTCGCCTCCACCAGTGTATTCTTGTGGAAAAGTTTTATTAGCACCAAACGCAGTTGTCCAAGCGACACTTCCAAAGATAGAAAAAACATCCATCGTAGCTTGTGTGTGTTTACCCATTTACACCTCCCTGTAGACAGAGGTTAAAAGAATAAACCCTGAGTCTTTGGTAGCTGCACCAAACTTCCAAACCACGCCGTCAATTGTTACCGTCGAGCAGTCTGAAATAGTACCTACGTCTTTCGACTTTAGCATTATGTCCATTGAAACTGTTTTACGATCGCGAGAGAGTTTTTCTTTTGAAGTAATAACAATTCTTGTAACGACTGAGTTATCAGTTGTTACAGCTGCTTGACCGGTAACGAAGTTAAAAGCGCCGATAGTTTTCTTGGCGATAGTGACGTCTTTGGCCAGGTCCTTGAGCATAATAAAAGCTTTACGGAGTTGGCCATCGACCAGTCCCGCATAACTCATTAATTAGCCCTCCAGACTTGCCTAGAGCCACCACCTGTAAGCATACAAGCAATTAGATTACGGACAACACTTGGTACTTTTTGAGTACTGCTGATGTCAGTCAATGCAATTCCTGCAACTTGCAGTGTGGCCACACGCCCTGTTTCGTCAAGTAGACCGTCGTTATTAAGAAGATGATAAGCCAACTCGTAAGTCGCTTTAATGATACGATCAGGTGTAGGTGTTTTGAAAGCAACAGTGAATCCTAAACGTGTGTCTAGGTATTCACCATCACGCGGAAAGGCCAACGGCTGCTCACTACTCACCACACTTCCCAGCCAGCGCATTTGGTCCAGCTGGGAAGTTGCGGTAACGAGAGCTTGGGCCTTCTGCGAGTCACTTGCATCTGTCCACGCAGCAGCATCAATACGATCGACGAAATACGCGTTCGCTTCTTCAACTGTTACGTACGAATTAGTGCCTTTGCTGAGGGCCACTTAAAAGCCTCCGTTTACGAGTGGAAGACCGGCAGGATGCCAAGAGACAGAGCCGAGGCGGTCTTACGGTTCCAGGTACCCTTGGCGTCCGCAATCGTAGTGACAGCGGTAAGCGCCTTAGCGTTCGTGCCGGCAGAGTCAGCAGCACCTTCGATAACACCGGTGTAGCTTGCGTCGCTGGCGAAGACTTCTTCCGAGCCAATCCAGTCGTAACCGACGGGCGCAAACACGTAACCCCAACGATACCAAATATCCGTAACACCACCGCCTTTGTAGGCAGCGCCGCGACGGGTGATTTCGGTCGAATCAGGAACGTCCAGCTGTGCCATAGCGAGAGCACCCGGCAGGATAATGAACGAGGTCTTCGTACCAACGATATCGACACCGGCACCAGTGTTGATTTTGGTCAGCTGTGCGCTCGACATCGACTGACCGGCGCGAGTCGAAATCAGACGGAACTTGCCGTTAAACAGCGTCTGGAATTCGATTTCACCGTCAGTTACACGATCCTGGTCAACCATGTTAGCGGAACGGAACGAAGCCATCATTTCCGGCGAGGTAGCCAGATAAGCGTATTCAGGCTCGTAGTCTTTAAAGGCCATGCCAAAGGCGTTCAAGAAGCCTTGAGCACGAGCTGCACCTTGGAGGATCGTGGTAGCGTCAACAACGGCTTTAGCAGAGCCCAGATCAACGTAGAAGCCATACTTCTTGTCGGTGGGGTCGTTGTCAAAGGTTTGACCACCGAGACCGGTAGCGCCGGAGCCAGTAGCGGCACCGTTAAGGGCTTCCGAGATAGCGACACCCTTGAGAATTGACAGGATGGCATTATGCTCGTCTTGAGCGCGAGTCTCACCGAAGTCGCGACCGATTTTCGCCAGCGCATCAACGCCGGTGACGACTTTCTGCATGTTGACCTTTTGAGCGCCGTGGGTCCGAACGGACTTCACGTAGCGCATGTAGTCAGACGAGTAGCTGGTGCTGCTACCGTCGGTCGAATCGGTCAACGAGGCAACGTTGATCGTCGGGTTCAGAGGCTTGTGCCAACGAACTTGACCAATGAAGGTTTCAGTGCCGGGGTCAATGTCAGGGTTAGTACCAACAAGGCCGGTGCCCGACAGCTTCTTGGCGTTGGTGTACGCCTCTTCAGAAACGCCGCTGATGGCGCTCTGGAGTACCTCGTTTGAGGCACCAGGGATTGCAGTTTTAACAGTCACGTGGACTCCTTAAAATTATTAGGTTCGCTTAGGGCTGAAGTGCTTAATAAGCTCGTCTGTGTTCATTTCCGAAAGTTTCTTCGGCTCTTTTGCAGTCTTAGAGGGGGTGAGCTTATCTACACCACCACCAGTGTTAGACTTTGGCTTGAGAAGGAAGTCGTTATCTTCATCCTCAACGAAAGTTGTTACAAAGCTAGCAATTGAGGCTCCAGACTTATGGACCCAATCTTTATTATCATCTTGGATCAACTCACTGACGATACTGCTAAAAGCAGTTTCACGAGCACGAGCATTTCGGAACTGAATGTCGGCAAGAGAATCTTTAACGACTTGGTCACGTTCAAGCTTTATTACGCGAGCCTCGGCGGCAGCAGCCCGAGCCTCAGCGGCTGCAGTTCGCTGTTTTTCAGCCTCTACATGTTTGCCTTGGTCTTCCAAGTCTTTTAGTTCACGTGCGCGAGCAGCAGCGGCCAAATCATCGGCACGCTTCTTTTCAGCATCACGCGCGGCATAGGCGTCATCTAGCTGCTTCTTTTGCCGTGCCTTCTCAGCGGCAACAGCTTCAGCAGCTTTTTCAGCTTCAGTCTTTTCTTTAGGCGTCTCTTCTTGCTTGTCTTCTTGCTTAGCAGAGCCGTCTTCATTAAGACCAGCAGCGACGTTAGCCAACTTCTCTTCTTCACTCAGTTGCGTAGTCATCTTATATTCTTTCTGAGCACTGCTCAAAATCGAGGCACTGCCTCTTTTAAATAGGGTCAGGACGCGAGGAGTTGAGCACAGCCCCTCTCTCTCGCGCCTGGGTTAATCTAACGGGGTTGCGTTAACCTATTCCATACCAGGACTTGTCACTTCGGAAGTCTTTAGCGACTTCACGCAAAATATCTTCTTCAGTCAAAATATCCTCTAATTTGAGAACACGACCGCCGACAATCGACTTACCGGGTACAGGGATGAGACCTGAAGTAATTGCTTCTTCCAAGAATGCATCATAAATTGGTTTAGGCAAACCGCGAGCTAGCATTTCATCCAAAGTTGCTTTAATTGAGTTTGCTTTTAGTGCACGTGCATAGATCTTTCTAAGAGCTTGACGAGCTTTAAGCATTTCAGCAGCGTTGGTAAAAAACGCGTCGTGGATAGTTGAAGTTTGAACACCGGCTTCACGACCCCACAGGTGAAATTGTTTCACCAATACGGCGTCGTTAGAGTGGTTGCCGTTAACTGCAAACGCTGTTCTTGCCCTTGTGACATCAGCAATATCATTGATTTTACCATCTTTGTTAATGATTTGATCCCAAACACCAGCTTCCGTTTTTTGAGGCACTTGCAGAATATTGTTTACCCACACTCCGTCTTTATTTCGATACGCAAGTCGTTGTTCAAAGCTTTGAGTAAAGTTTTGTTCAATAGTTTTACCATCAAAGTTTACCCAGGGGACATTT